CGCGCGCCCCCCCCCGACCCCGCCGGGCCGTCAGACCCGGGTGAACTTGGTGGTCGTGACCTGCACGCCCTGCTTGTTCGTGTAAGTGAACTGCTCGCCGTGCATCGGGCTGTCCACGATCTTGCCCTCGTAAACCCACCGACCGACCTTGCACGAAACCTCCTTGGGGGTCTCGTGGGTCTTCTTGGCGTCCTTGCGGACCTGGCGCAGCGTCTGGGAGAACTCGCGGTCCCCAGCGGCCTTGATGCCCTTCGCGACCATCCAGCCGAACCCGTACCGGTCGGCCGCCTGGACAGCCGTGAGGACGGTAACGTTACCCTCGGCGTCGATCGCGTGGACCTTGTGACCCTGCGCGCCGGTCCGGATCAGGAATCCCTTCAGCTTGGCGTCGTGGCCGGGGGCAAAAGCGCGGGTGGTGCTGCGCTGGCAGGCGATCCGGGCGCCGGTCTCGGCGTTCACGTAGTCGCCGCACTCGCAGGTCTTCGGAGCGGTGGGGACGGAAACCTGGGCGGTGGCGGTGGTGTTCATTTTGGGCTCCTTCGGTGTGTGGTCTTGGGCTTTCCCTCAACCTCTAAATACAATTTTACCATCTGCTTGCCCAACACGCAAGTCCGTCCAGCACGTCGGCCGTGTGGCGTGCCCCACATTGGTCTGATCTTGTGCTACGGGTCAACGCGTGATTTTTTGCGCGCCCGTTCGTTTTTTCCCGCGCTGCTCGCCCTACTTGCGCACAGAGCAAGTCACGTGGTAAAATTGTCATAGACGGCGGGCACCCCGTCCGCCCGATGAGGAGGAACTGTGAAGGTAAAGCTTGCGGTTGAGCGGGCAGCGTGTCCGGCCAGCACCCCGGGGCCGACTTATTGCTCGAGCTGCGGCACCGCCAACGACCCGAGCAACACTTACTGCTCGAACTGCGGCAGGATGCTGAACCCGTAACAGCCGGGCGCCCTCGACCTGAGGTCGAGGGCGCCCTTTCCCCCCCCCTCCGCGCGCACCCAAGAAAGAAGTCAGACCATGATCGAACCGGGTTCCAAGGTCATAGCCCGTGACAGCGGCAGACGGGGCGTTGTCCGTTCGCGTTGGTTCGATTGTTTTGCGCGTGAGTGGCTGTACAAGATCGAATGGCCCAACGGCGCGTCCACGGTCGAGCCTTTCTTGGCGCTGCACGAGGACTTGTTCGGCGATGACGACTCGTGCCCCGACTGCGGCGAGGTCTACGACGAGGACGAAGAAAACGGGGAGATCAGCTGCCCCAACCGATGCGAACTCGTCTAACCTACTTGCGTCAATCGCAACGCCCATGTTAAAATTGTCGTAGACGGGGCAGACAGCCCCCGACGAGAAGGTCTTGAGATGAACCAGTACCCCACCGGCTGTTGCGGATTCTGCGGCGCCAGCGGCTACGCGTCCTGCCGGGAGTTCCTGTCGGACGTCCCCAACCACCCGGAGCGCCCTAAGGCATCGCTGTTCATTCGCGAGCTGGACGGCCCGACTGTCGAGGCGGTTGACACCCTGTTCGCCGAGGAGCTGGAAGGGATCACGGCTGAGACCGTCGATCTGGCGCAGCAGCTTCAGCAGGAAGCGGACCAGGCTGAGGACGAGTGTCGCGCGGAAATGGCCATCGAGCGGGCTTACGAGACCAACGACCAGTACCGGTGGGAGGTCGAAGAGGACGAGCGTCGAGCATCGTTCTTCGGCGGTTTCTGAGACAGCAAGAAGACCCCGCCGGTCAAAACCGGCGGGGTCTTCAGTGTGCGTGGTCAGAACGACACGGCGACGAGTGCGGCGATAAACAGCCACGCGTGGTGCCACGCCTGGTCGAGTGCGTAGGCACCCGTGCCGATGTGGAACGCCTGCTCACCTTCAGCGTTCACGGTGTTCGACCCGAGACGATAAAATTCACCCTTACCGACTTTGTCGGCCAGCCGCGCCAGCGTGTACCGGCGATCGGCCCAGTAGTGCGAACCAGCATCAAGGGCCATGGCCAGCGCCACCACCGCCGGTGTCAGCCCCAGGTCGAGCGCGACCCACGCAACAGCGGTAAACACGACCTTGGTTGCGGTCAACGACGCGACGTGCGCGGAACACGCCTTAACGCCGTCTCGGTTGCGCTGACCTTTGCGCTTCGATTGGCTGCTCGACTGTACCCAGTGATCGCCGACCGTGTGGGCGACGAACCAGGTTATGAACAGAACGGCGAACTCGGTCATCGGTCCTCCTCAGGCTTCACGGCGTACTTCTTGTACCCGGTCGGCTTCCAGATACGGTCGTCGTCGCTGAGCCACCGAGTGATGGTCTGACGTGTGGGGGGAGCGGCGTCCGGGCGCAGCTTGGCCAACGCGTCGATGATCTCTTGGACGGACACCCCGCCAGGGCTCATCGACTTTACGAACCCGAACACGATCGACCTTGTGTCGTCGTCCGCCTCGTCGACGGGGGAAACGTTGTCTGGCTCCTCACGGTCCGGCCGATTGGCATCCGGCCACGAGGAGGGATCGTTGGGGTCAGTAACCCCAGCGTCCTTGAGCACGCGCTCGAAGTCGTCCTGCTCCTGGACAGTCGGACCGCCTGCGTCCTCAATCGACTGTCGAAGGTTCCGCTTGACCATATCAGGGTCCAGGTTAGACCCCCAGGGCTCACTACTCACTTTGTGCTCCTCTTTCTTCAGGTCCACGGTTGCCACCGGCACCGGTTCACCCGACAGCAACTTTCCGCCCCGATCTTCCGCCCACCGAGTGCGGTAAACATCGCCAGCTGCTTGGGTCGAGATTTTGTCCAGTTCCGGTCGAATTTCGCTGGTGTTTTCTACCATCCAGTTGATGTCGCTCGGCAACACCCGATAGCCCTTGAAGATACTGGGCTGCTGGTTGGGGTCCATGGTCACCGCGCCGAACCCCTTTTCGGGCATGTCCTCGGGACCGACCTTGGCCTTCCAGCCGAACAGGTACGAAATCTCGGCCTCGTCAGCCATGCGCATCCCGACCCGCATTCGCGACTGCTGCTTGACCATCGGGTCGCCCGTGGCGTCTGACGTCGCCCGTAGGAAGCACGACAGCTCGTTGACGCCGACCGCACCCGCGATGCGCAGGATCTCGACGAATGGCCCTGAAATGTGCTTCTTCTTGGGGTCGCCGAGCAGCTCCGCTCCCTCGTCGGTGACGATCATGACGCCCGGAATCTCCGGGGTCAGCGGCAACAAGTCGGTGTTGTTGTCGCGCATGTGCCGCTGGTACTGAAGCTTACGGGCCTTAGCAATGCGAACAGCAGCACCAACCATGGCTTCGACTTCCTGGTCGTTGTCGGCCACCCAGTCGATCGGAGGTCGTCCCGGTCGGCCAAGCTCCTCCCACGCCTGAATCCACGGCAGCGCCACACCTCCGCCGTTGTAGTCAATGACCCACACCAGCAGGTTATGCATGCGAACGAATCGCGTAATGAACGCCTGGAGCTGGTTGGTCTTGCCGGACCTCTTCTCGCCAGCCAAAATGCCGGAATTCTCGCGCATGTTGACCATGGCAAGCGTCCGGTCCCGGTGCGCACCGATGTCGAAGTCCTGGGTGAAATCCAGGGGGGTGGCGTCCTTGGGCAAGTCGATGGTCTCGAACAGTGCATTAACAGTCGAGACCTTGATCAGGCAGACTCCTCGGCTTGCACCGCTGCAAACCTCAACGCCGCAGCCCTCCGGCAAGTCGGCATCGGCTGCCAACGCTTCCGAGTATCCGGCAACGGTTCGCCAGCTGGCACCGCCCTTAGGCAGCTTGACCTCGAGGGTGTAACCCGTGTCGGTGTCGTTGCCTTCCGAGTCCTGCCACTTCTCGACGTTGATGACCTCAGCGTCGTTAACCTGACACACTCGAGCCAGCCGGGCGGACCACTCGCTGGCTGACTTGACACGCTCGGCTGCCGCATCAAGTTCTCGCTTACGGTTGTCCGCCCGACGTTTACGAATGGACATCGCACCAGCGGTAGCGCCAAACCCGCTCGCTAGCACCAGCAGCGACCCCATGTTGCTCCAGCTCCACACGGAATCGCTGACCAGCACATGGGACACCCACGCACCCCCCGCCAACCAAGAAGCCGCGCGCAGAGCGATCGACCCCTTGGTCAGCTCCCGTGCAGCCCCTGAAATCGCGGACCCTGCCGCGCCGACTGCTGCGGCGGTCATGGCCCAAGTGGCGGGCAAGCCCGTCTGGTGCCCGACCGCAGCCACGGTCAACGCAGTGTAACCCGCGTTGACCGTGGCCGACATGGGAGAATGGCCGTGCTCCCAGTCGATTGCCTTGCCCTTCATAGCATTAACCTCCTTCGTGTTGTTTGCTGTTAGGCGCTGCGGTTGGACTCGAAGTCCCACTTCTGCTCGTTGCGGCGCGGGTTGCGGATGCGCTCGAGGTCCACGTGGTGCAGCTTCTCGAACGCGGGTGCCAGCTCGCCTGCCGCGTCCGCAGCCGCCTGAAGGTGCGTGTATACCACGCCCATCTGATCGAGGATCACGGGGTGGATCGGGTCATCGTCGTTGGCGCGCTGCGCCATGTGCTTCATGGCGTTCGCGATGTTCTGGAACGCCTGCGGCATCTTGGCGAAGTCGTTGCCGACCTGAACCATTGATTCGGGCTGATAGCTGAGCGCAGCACCCAGCATTTCAGCTGCCGCGTCGATGAACTGTGCCTGTCGCATGTCGAAATCTCCTGTCGGTGCGTTGACGCTATCTTTCTTGCCTAGCGTTACTGCGTTCACGGGCTTGTTGACGGTGCTACCCGGAACGTTTGTGCTGTTGTCGTCCTTCTTTTTCTTGGCGTGTTTACTGCGCCTGGCGTATTTGGCCCTCAGCCGACGCCAGGTCTCCCCCATCGCCCTGCGGATCTCCGACCGGGACTTACCCTGCAACGCGGCCCACGCGCCTCGAGCCAACACCGCTGCTACGGGCAGCGCAACACCGCGACCTTTGCGAAGCGACCGTGTTATGCCTGATCGAGTTGCTCGAGCCGCCCGAGACTGCCAAGCACGTTGAGTGGCTCGACCGACCCCCCGACCGCCAGACCGCACAGCCCGACCCGCGTTTGCTACTCCCCGACCGCCGGACCGCATGGTCTGACCGATCCGGCTTGGTCCGGACCGTCGTGAACCCGCGCTGCCAGATCCGGACCGCCGGTCCGAGATCCGCCCCAGCAGACCAGACCGGCCAGATCCGGACCGCCCCGGACCACGATCCGGCCGGACCGCAGATCCGGACCGAGATCCGCCCGATCCGCTGGTGGTCCGGCCAGTTGACGTGCTTGGACCGCTGCCCGACCGCCCCCGAGATCCGGACCCCGGATTGTTGTAGCCCGATCCAGACCGTCGAGATCCGGACCCCAGACCTGTTGACCCGGAGCCGGTCCGGATCGTCCCAGACCGTCCGAGATCCGGACCACGCCTGGACCTGCGCCGGACCAGGGCGGCAGCACCTGCCAGCACGGCAGCACCTGCAACCGCTGCGGTCGGATACGGTCCAAGCTGAGCAGCACTCATGGCCAGGGTGTCTACCCCTGCCACTGCGGCCGGTGCCGCCGGTACTCCCTCCTTCTTGGTGCGCCGGGAGCGGCGGGACGGGGTATCCTGCGGCTTCCCGCTGGCACCCTGGCCCCGGGTGGCCGGAGCAGCCCCAGAGGCGCTCCCGTGGCCGTCCGTGGGCTTCGCGGTCTTAACGCTGGCAGGTACTTCGATCGTCTGCTGATCCTGGTTACCGTTCATTAGTCACCTCCTGTGATTGTAAAGTGTAACTGTCACTGTAACTGTAATTACTCCAGATGCTATCTGACCGGCCACGATTCCGGCCGGAGGGGGGATTACGGCCAGCGACAGCTACAGTGACAGTAACTGGCCGTAATCCCCGCCCGATCAAACAGCCTTCAGCTGCTGACCGCCACCCCTCCCACGTGCCCACGCGGCCACCTCAGCCGCGCGCTTGGTCGCGATGGTGCCTCCCAGACTGCGGACTTCCTGGGCGACGTTGCCCCGGTTGATCCGCTCGCCTCGTGCGAGGAGGTTGTTAACAGCCTCGATCTCCAGCCCCTCGGGCACGAGATCCGCCCCAGATCCGTCCTGGTCTGCCGGTCGGTCCGGACCGACCGTGTCCGATCCGCTGCCGAGATCCGGATCGCCAGCCGCAGGCAGCGCCTTGGGCTCCTCGGACCGCGCCCGGATCTGGGGAGTGGGCTGGCCCGATCCGGTCTGCGAGATCCGCTGGTCCGGCTGGCGGTCCGGGCGGACCGCCGTGAGATCCGGGCGCGGTCCGGGCTGGTCCGGTGTGGTCCGGCCGGACCGCCGCGAGATCCGGGGTCGCGCCTGGTTGGCGCGGGCGGACCTGCGCTCTTCACGGCCCGAGATCCGCTTGGTCCGGAGCTTATCCGCCTCAGACCACGCACGATCCAGCGTCTCGTACCCCTTCAGGATGATCAAGCTCCAGGCATCCCAGGAGGTCCGGGGATACCTGAACCAGCGGATCAGACCGATCCGGGGTCGAGGCTTGCTGATCAGACCCTTGTCCCTCAGCTTGCGTCGGTACAGCAGACGGGCGAACAGCTCCCACACGGCCAGACCGATCATGGTCATCGACGCAAACGTCACTGCCCGAGGCGTTGCCGACCAGTTATCGGCGTAGTGCCACCACTGCTGTGTCGCTGCGCCCGAAGCGAACAGCCACGTTGCCAGTCGGTACTCGGTTCCCTTGTCGCCGTCCTTGCGCGATTCGTGAGCCATCCACGCGCAGAACACGGCGGTAAGCTCGTACGCAGCGGCGTACAAAATGCCGCCAATGAACGGCCACTGCAACGTCTTCATGGCGAACGCGGCCTGACCGGTCCATGCGACCGACATCGGAGCCAGAATCGGCCCGACTACGATCACTGCGCGGAACAGGTTGTTGAGGAACCTCTTGACAGCCGACCGCTGCTGCGAACGTCGAGCAGCCCGACGCGCGCGGTTCTGCTCCTTGCGCTTAAGCTTAAGAGCAAGATCCTCGTCCGAGTCCTTGCGGGCAAGCTGACGCTTACGGAACTTGCGGTCGAGCCGGTCGTCAGCGTGAACGCTCCTGGCCCTGACCTCAGTGAGCAAGGTACTAGCGCTGGCGGGGTCTTCTGGGGTAGAATGGTTAGTGTCCACGACGCTCCTCGTTGGATTAATCGACCCCGGTTGGTGTCCCCCGGCCGGGGTCGATGCATGTCTAAGTCGGAATTACCATTTTACCATAAGACTTGTCGTTTTGACAATGGCAGCAACGTGGTATTCATCACACCAGCCATAGATACTTGCGCAACAGGCAAGTCGCATGTTAAAATAGTGGTACACCGATCGAGAGGAACCCATCGTGGACTACCGCATCATCGCCCAGGACCTGCGATTCGCCGCTGACGACGTCAGGTGCAAGGGGGACGAGCACCAGCGAGGGTGCGCAGCCGGACCTGAAGGCGAACCGGCGGACGCCATCCACACCTACGACGACATGAACTTCTGCGCGAGCCACTCGGCTTTCGACAACGTGTACGTCCCGTGCGTTGAGTGCCGCGTCATTCCAGTTCCGGCTGACGACGACTCTAGGCTTTGCCCCGACTGTTCCTGATCCGAGCACAGTTGAGCCGCCACCCGCAGGGGGTGGCGGCTCAGCGCTATTTCATCTAGTCGGATTCGTTCAAGACCGATCCAAGCAGTAGCCACTCATTCTTGTTCCATCGGGACCCGCAAGCCCAGCACCGGATGTGGTCAGCGAACGGGTCAGCTTTCAGCGGCGTTCCACATTCCACGCCTTCATCAAGAATAGCCGGACATTTGCCGACTGGCACACGGGGGGTGGCGCTGGTCGGATCAAGGGTGAACTTGCACTCAGACACCATCCGCCGCAAGTCCAGTTGAAATGCTTTGAAATCCGTTCGATGTTCTGTCGCCCAGGGCAGGTTATTCAACAACTTCTCCGCAGCCTGATCAAATCGCCCGGCTCGAGTTTTGCGTGATCCGTCATCTTTGATCTGAACAGTGGTCTCGAACGGTCCCCGGAAAATCGGCACCTCAAACCCTAGCTGTCGATGCCACCGCCCGACCCACGTGATCAACGTGTCAGTCATGCCGCCCGGACCGGTCAAGTTGATGGTAGACATTCGAAGCGGCATCGCTGCTTCTGACTTAGACCCGGTTCGACCGCCAGAATTTCGACCCGGTATCAACGCTTCTGCGCCTCTGCTTACGAGTTTGGTGTGCAGCCCGTTTAGGCCAGACAGCACACCCAAATCTCGCTTCGCGTCTGCCTCGCACTTTCGGCATGCCTGCCGGTGTCGTTCATCTCGGTCAAGGCTGCTTGCACATACCCGGCATCGACCCACGAGGTTGCTCCTTTATCTGGCTGGCGGAAACTTCAAGTCTACCACCTGCTTGACTTTCCGTACCAGCGCTTTATTTTTGCCGTCCAGATCGTCCATGGACCGCAGTACCTTGACCAGTCGATCAGACGACACCACATACGCGTCGCCGACCCTGATGAATCCGTCGTTGGCGACCTTGGTTTGATCGCAAGCAATGACCGCCACCGCCGGTATGCCCGTGTGTTCAGTCAACTTGCTGGCTTCCCACTTGACGGTTTCCAGCGCTTTGGTCTGGTCCCAAGGACCGTACATCAACTTCCCACCCGATAACCGCACCTCCGCTCGTTTGGCATGCCACGCTTTGGTGTCAACGTACACCAGCATCCGGCCGGACGGGTGAATTAGCACGTGATCAAGGTTTGCTTTGGACTTGGGGATAGACCGATCGTGCGCCACCCCCCACCCTGTCCCCTTCAGTGCTAACAGCCGACGCGCGGTTCGGCTTTCGCCCTTGGCGCCCTGAATCCACCGATGGGCTTCGGACGGCTTCCGGCCCATCGCAGCGGCTGTCACCCCGCCGGACACCGCCGAGGCCGCGAGAGACCCCAACGCGTGCCCGGACGCAGCCCACGTGACCACCCCGGTTGGTGCCGCTGCCAGCAGACACCAACGCCCGGTTTCCTTGATCCGCTTAACCCGTAGCTGCCGAGCTTTGCGTCTAGCGGATCGACCTGCCGTCCTCATCGCTTCCCTCGCTTGGTGAAATCGCAACTCGAGCAGACCAGCCATGGCGCATTCACAGCGGACGCCTTGATCTGAACTCCGGCCACAGGCGCCAGACCGATTACGGTCATCCGATTCTCAACGCGCAGTGTGGTGTTGGAGCACTGCGGGCACGGCACGTCGGGAACCGCCACAGGCTGATCGATGTCGCCGTGCACGTACACCGCGTGGCCGTCGCTGCTAATCACGGTTTAACCTCCTAGGCCACGGGCGCCACCCCCCAAGGAGCAGCGCCCGTGATCGATCGATGTTCGTATCAGGACTCGTCGCCTGACCCGGGGTTCAGCGCACTGAGCGCAGCGGACAGGCTGGCCGCCGTGTGGTCGAACAGTTGGCCGTCCGGCATGGCATCCGGGTTGGCTCCCACGCGCAGGGTGCTCACGTTGTCCCACACGCCAGGGTCCGAGTTGTCCTCATTGAGGTCGTCCAGCTCGTCAAGGAACGACGTGTCGGGCCCCCACCCGTGGAAGTCCCACTTGATGGGGTACCTCACCGCGTTCTGAAGCAACATGCGCGTCATGTTGCGGTCGTTCGGTGCGCCGTCCGTCTGGAACACCACGAACGCGGGTTCGGAAGCCCCCGTGTTGAGGTAGTGGCCGATAATCCACTCGATCGGCATCGCGTAGACCGTGCCGCCCATCCGGCCGGACGACCGGTGAAGCTGATCGATAGCACCCTCGTGCTGACCGATCGTCAGATCGATCTGACCGTCGATGTTGTTGGAGAACATCACGGTCGGAACTTCTCCGTCGTCGTCCAGGTTGGAGGCCAGAGCCAGCACTCGCTCGCTGAACCGCTGTACTGCGCCTGACCGGTAGTAGTTGGCCATCGACCCCGACCGGTCGAGCACCAGGTAAACCAGCGCTCGCTGAGTGGTCGAGATGCCGTTCTTCGTCAGGCTGACCGCAGCCGTCTTGACCAGCACGACCATTCCGTCTCCGGTACCGCTGCTTGAAGTCGGAGTCGTCGTGCTGTTGTCGGTGTTTCGCTTCCAGAAGGCCATGCCGCTCCCTGTTGGGTTGGTTCTGGCCCCACCCAGGGTATTATCGCCGGGAGGGGCCAGAGTCTTTCTTCGCTCTGCCATCTTATCACGACGATTGTCCGTCAGACAAGTATGCGGGTTTAAACACGGATCGGCCCCCACACCCGTTCAGGTGCAGGGGCCGGTGACGTGACCTCAGCTGGCGTCGGCGTCGGTCTCGGCGTCCTGGGCAGCAGCAGCCTTGGCTGCCTTTGCGGCCTCGCGCTCCACCTTCTTCGCCTCGCGGATGGCCTCGCGCTCCACCTTCTTGGCCTCTCGCGCGGCCTTACGGTCCGCAGCGGAAGCGGCCTTCTCCTTGGCCGACGCGGCGCCCTTGGCGACGTGGCTGGCGAACCCGTGCAGGTCGGCCGCGTCGAAGGCGGACATCTCGACGTCCTCGCCGTCCACGGTCCGGAGAACCGGCAGATCCTTGGCGCCCGCCTCGATCAGCAGGCTCTTGAGCTTGGCGTCGTGACCCGGAGCGAACTTGCCGCCGGTGGTGGCGGTGCAGCCGATGGCACGGGCGGTCTCGGCGTTGAGCTTGATGGCGAACTGGCTGCACGCGCACGCGGTCTTGACCTTGGCCTTGGGGGTGCGCTTGGGCTTCTCGTCCTCGGTGGCCGGGATCTCGACGTCGGTGTCGGCAGTGAGAGTGTCAGCGGTCATGGCGGGTGTTCCTCCAACTAGTGTGGTGTGGCTGCTTATGCTTCTATTTTATCATGCGCTTGTCTGACGCGCAATACCCTGTCGAGCTGCGGGCCGTTGTGATTCTGATCTAATCACACCTGGACCCGCTGGCGCAAATCACGCTCAGCGGGTCCAGCGAACGGCCACTCAGCTGACCTTGACCTTGCGCTTCCGGAGAATCCGCCTCGACAGGAACTCCATCACGCCCATGCCGTACAGGAACCCCACGCACACGGCAGGGAACACGGGAACGCCGTATCCTCGGTGGGCGACGCCCAGCCACACGCCGACCCCGACACTCAGCATCAGCGCCAGGATGATAGCCACTGCCTTGATGTTGCCGGGAGTAGGCTTGCCGTGCGCGACGAACTCCAGGTCACCGGCCGGAACAGTGCGATCCCGACCGTGCCCAACGGCAACGGCGACCTGGTACCCGCCCATCGCGGCGTGATTGGCGAACCCAACCACGGTCCCCACAACGCCGTCCTTCTTGACGCGAACCACGTCGCCAACAGCGATCTTCATGACTTATCCTCCTTGTTGACCTCGAACTTGACCCTCGTCGGATCTACCAGAGCGCGCCAGGTAACGGCACCGATGCACCCGCCCGCGACCAGCGATTCCGCAATCAGGTTGCCCGAGTGAATCATAGACGCCATGATCACAACGCCAAACAGCACGCTAATGCCGATCATGGCGTGCTGGGTGCGCTTCGAGTATTTCAGCCATGGCCGGGCCCACGCCACGTGTTCGATGTCCTCCGGGCGCAGCGTCAGAACTCGGTTCTCGTCCAACCGAATCTTGACACCTGACCGAGTACGGGTCATGTCGTCGACGCAGCCCCATCGGCTGGTCTTCCGTGGCGTGACGCTAACCATTCCGATCACCAGACCCACCGACTTGTCCGCTTTGACGCGAACAGCGTCTCCGAGCGTTATCTTCATTGCCTCCGCCTTTCGCGGCCGGAGCGTCTGACCGCTCCGGCCGCTGGTTGGTTTACTAGTACGATCCCAGATCGCAAATGGCGCAGAACTCGCCGTTGGCCTTAGCCGGGCAGTTGGCCATGTGCTCGGCCAGAACCGCCGCGTCGTCTTCGGCCTCACGCTGCTCCTCGTCGCTCACGGCGCGCCCCTTTGGATGTCGGTCCGGGGCGACCGATGCCGCCCCTGTCTACGACAATTTTACCATGGGGCTTGCGGATTGCGCAAGTTGTGTCAGGCTGCCAGCTGGTAGGCGAAGTCCCACGCGCGGAACCCGCAGATCTCGTCGGTGTCGGCGTCGAGAATCTCCGTCGTGTCGGCCACCACGGGCGCCCGGTATGCGGCGAGCTTGCCCGCGCGGTGCAGGGTGTACCCCGTGATGCGGTCCAGCCGGAAAGTGTGGCGGGTGGCGCTGCGCCGATCGAAGCACTCGATGGTCACGTCGCCCTTAGCGCTGACACGAACCGCGTGGATCTCGATCGCCCGGCGGCTGACCTCACCGTTCGCCTTCATGTACCGAATGGTCACGGCGCGCTGCGCGTCCATCGCGCTGACCAGGTGGGCCATGGTGTTCGCGGTGACCTTACGCATCTCGGGCTCCTCGGGTCGGGGGCGGTGTTCCCACCCCGTCTACGACAATTTTACCATACCGTTTGCCCCATGCGCAAGTTCCCCAAACAAAGCGAACCCCGCCACCCCGCGTGGGGGTGGCGGGTTGCGGCCGGTTAGTCCCGGTAAACCGTGATCGTGCAGGGCAGACCCAGAACGTCCCGACCGTCGTCGCCCGTGATTGAGGCGTTGTCAAGACCGTCGTGGGTCAGCCGCACGTTGCTAACCGGTCCCAGGTCCTCACCACCGCTGATGGTCCAGCCGGTCAGATCGGTCTCGGACAGGTTGTCAGCGGTGAGCCGGACCTCGCGAGTGTAGGTCGGCACGTGCAGCGCGACAGCCAGCTCACGGGCGATGCTCTCCCCCTCGGCCTTACGGGCAGCCGCCACCGCCTGCGCTTTGGTTCGCTTGGTGCCGCCCGACCATGCGTACTGCGTCTGCGACATCGCGACGTACGACCGGTTCTCACCCGCAACCCAACCCCAGAACGACCCGTCGATGCAAACCTCGTAAACCTTGCCTTCGGTGATGGTCCAGTTGCGGATCTCGCTGGTGGGGGTGAAGGTGATGTTCATGGGGTGCCCCTTTCGGGTTAGGGGCCGGTTGGCCCGTCTACGACAATTTTACCACGTTCCTTGCGGTGCACGCAAGTACCATCGAGACCCGATCCCGTGGTACGCTTTTGCCTGCGCACCCTACCCACGAGGAGCAATCGTGAAGAACAAGCTTACCGTCCTGGTCGCCGTGTCCGCGCTGGCAGTAACGGCCTGCGGAGCGTCTGAAGACGCGACCGCTGACAAGCCGACCGCTGCGGCTCCGGCCACCGCCACTGTTGAAGTCGAGGTTGACACCGAAGAAACGTCAGGCGTTGACGACACAACGTGGGCCGACATAGAGTCGGCGGTATCGTCGTACGTAGAGGCGTACTACGGTCATGATTACCGCGCAGCACATGAGCTACTGTCCGAGCGCTGCGCTGACGCCATCACCCCGCACGAACTGGGCGTTCACACGGGCGTGGCGAACAGCATGTTCGGTGAGCAGTCGCTCGAGACGTTCAGCGTTGACCAGCTGGTCGACAACCTCGCTCGAGTCAGCTACGGCGTCGGCATCGAGCCCGAGAACCAGACCGGCCAAATATGGGTCAACGAGCGCGACGGCTGGTTCTACGACGCGTGCTGACGTGCGCATGCTAAAGCCCCTGCCCCGGGCGTTCCCAGGGCGGGGGCTTTAGCATGCGGTCAGTTCTTCGGCCACCAGGTGTTAGCGATGTCCGGTCGGACGGTCTGTCGGATGGTTTCGGCTTCCTGCTCCTCAGCGTCGACGGTTTCCGACTCGTCGCGGGTGGGCTGCTTCTCGACCTGCTCTTGCTTGGCCACGTTCGGTCTCCTCGTTGTTACGCGCAGCGCGCGGCGGTTCCGGGCGCGGTCTCGACCCACAATGCCAAATCCGGACCGGCGGGATTGTCCACGATCAGTGGGCTGATACCGCGCAGCCGAACTTCCAGACGAACCAGAGCCAGTGACGCCGGAGTGCTGAACGTCGGAACTTCCCGCGCCGACCGGCACCAGCCGCAGAACCCGCAACCATCGCGGTCACATCCGCTGGCCATGTCTAGCGCGACGCTTTGAGCGTCCTGCTTCAGCGCGACCGCCGCTATTCCCAGGTCGTCCAGGCAGTGAAACTCCTCGTCCTTGAGGACACCGCCCGTGTTGCTCTTGACGTGATAGTGGGTCATCAACCAACCTTTCCTCGTTGCTGACTCCAGTTTATCATGCGATTTGTCCCGTACGCAAGTACTCAGCAAACACGGATCGACCCCGCACCCGGTTTCAGGTGCGGGGTCGGCTACACCTCCGGATCAGGACCGGCGGCAGTTCTTCGGGCGGACCACGATTTCTTCGCCTTCCCCGTTGCCCACGTCGACCACCACAGCGGTGGTCTTGCGGCTGACCGGGTGGCGAACCTCGCTGACCACGGTTCCCTGCGTGCCAGTGCCAGTCATGACCTTATCGCCCTTACGAAATCCCATGATGCTCCTCCTGCGGTTCGTTGCCGTTATTACGATTGTATCACCGTCCTTGCGTACGAGGCAAGTAGCTGTCGCTGTGATCTGTGCCACACATAGTTACCTTGCATCGATCGCGTCCTGCGTGTTAAGATGGCAACCTTCACCACAACGAGGAGGCTGAACGTGGACGAACACACATTGATGACCGATCCGCCCATGGCGCTGCTGTGGGTCGGGCTGGCGTGCATCGTTGTTGGCATGGTCCTAGTGGTAATCGCCGCGTTCGTCTGAGACACACTTCGGCCCTTCACCTGCTGGGGTGAAGGGCCAAAGCTTTGTCAGTTGAACAGGTCGTCAGGGTCGGCGGACACCAGGACGAGAACGCCCCAATACGCCAAGAACACAACCGCCCCTATGGCCAGGCACCATCCCGCCGACACGCCGAACACCGCCAGCATGAACGCCACGAACGACGACAGCAGAACCGAGAACAGCAGGTGCGCACTATTCGACATCAGCGGCACCCGGTGTCCTCAAGTACCACCAGGTTAGACGGATTCTTCGAGGTACTGGTGGTCACGAAGTACCGGAACCCTTTCGCGCCGTGAACACAGCCGGTGGCGACGTTGCCGAACCCGTCCGGGTTGTTGGTGACGTGTTTGGCGCTGTCTTCGCCAGACCGGTCAGCAACCGGTGCGTCCCCCTTACCCCGCTCATCGTTGAGCTGACCGCATCCGGTCAGAACCACGATGGCCAACGCCACCGCCCCCGCAGCCTTCTTGACCTTACTCATGTGACCTCCTCAGCAGGGGGTGGCGAACCCACCCCCTGCTCGCCGTTGTTGTTATCGACCGCCGCAGCCCGAATGACCGCAGCCGCCGCAGAACCCGCCCGAGTTGCACGCACACGGGCACTTGCCGTTGTTGGCGCGCATCCGCTCGATCTTACGAACAGCCGTCTTACGGCCGTTGACCGCTGTACCGTCGGTGAAGTTGTACAACTTCGACCGGCCAGTGGGGTTGCTTACGAACGTCGTTTCGGGCGCAGTGCTCGGGTTAATGTCAGACACTAAGTCCTCCTCGTGCTGGGGGCGGATTACCCCGTACGCGACAATCTTATCACACGAGTTGCCCCTCGCGCAAGTTAGCTGGCTGCGATGCTCCGTGGCTCTCCCGCGACCTCGTAGCTGTCCGGGGTGCCCCGGTACCGGCTGGCTGCCGGAAGGCTGCGGAAGATACGGCGGAGCCCCTTCCCGCCAGTAGCGGGAAGGGGCTCCGGGCGCTCATCTGATCCGGGTCAGCGTGGACGGGTGGTTGAAGTGCATAGAGGTTCGCGGCCGGTTGATCCCGTTCTCGAACTGCGTACCGTACCCCCACCCCGCCTCACCAAACGCCGCGACGAGCATGGTCCACATGACCGTGGCATCCACCGGCTGTACAGATGCCAGAGGGTAAACACGAACGCTGCGTTCGTGGTATCGAACGATCATGCGGTGAGCCGGGAAACCCTGCTCTGAAAGACTCTGGGCAACTTCACCCATAATCGGTGCCGCATCAGCGATAAGCTCCTTGTAGAACACAGTCAATCCCCTTTCGTTAGCGCTTGGTGCACTCGCACTCGGCGTTGCAGTCGCCGTGCCGGATCTCGTCAGAGTTCGGCCGATCGATGTACCCGCCGTGCTGGTTGGGGTTCCAGCTGACAACCGGCTGCCCGTCTTCGGTGTCTACCACGGTCCCGTGCCAGCCGGTGCGCACGTCCTCAACGCGGTCTTTCTCATTGAACTTCACGATTGCTCCTCGCGGGTAGGGGCAGGTGGCGCGAACGCCACCTGCCCCGGTGAGGTCACATGCTGTAGTCGACCGGGTTGGACGGGTCGTGGCGCTCCAATGCCCAGATCCACTCTTCCTCGGGAACCTCGGCCACGGTGTCCCACCGGTCCTGGATCAGGTCCTGCGCGATACCCTCGGCGTCGAACCGCCCCAGGTCGCCGCTCTCGGCCAACTTGGTCTCGACCTCGCCTGCTACCCGGGTGAACTGCACCATGTCCATTGGTTGGTCCCTTCCTCGTTGTTAATACAATTTTATCACATTCTTGCGGCTGACGCAAGTTCTCCCGATAACAGTCGGATAACGACAACTGTTATTAAGCTGTTATCGTCCTAACTTGCGTGTTGGGCAAGCAGATGGTAAAATTGTATTTAGAGGTTGAGGGAAAGCCCAAGACCACACACCGAAGGAGCCCAAAATGGCGAAGCTCACCGGCGGTCAGAAGGTCATCGCACCGGCTCTGGTTGGGGGCGGCACCGTTGAAGCCCGATTCGTTCGTTACGAGCGCAAGGTTCAGGGCGGTCGCTGGGTTAACCTGGTGGTCGTGCGTTACCGCGTCGGTGGGGCTACCTTCTCTTTCGTCCCCCGTCTGGTCAAGGCCACTCGCTGACCCCCCCCCGCAAGCCGCAGCCCTCGCCAGGTGACCTGGCGAGGGCTGCGAGGTATTCACTTGGCGAGATCGACCATTCGCCCACGAATGTACTCGTCGGCGTCAGGATCGCGCTTCGGGCGCAGTTCGAACGACGCACGATGAAGCTTGTCCCAGGGCACCCCCTCGGGTCCGCCGTCCAGTTGCTGACGGACCAGCAGCTTGGTTTCCTCGACCAAGTTACCACTCGGGTTCTGCGCGGCGTCGTGGACCAGTTGCCACGCGACGGCCGGATAAACGCCTGACAGCACGAGTGCGTCCTTGATCTCGGCCGACAATGACACGTTCGCAGCCTGCCGGGCGTTCTCGGCCATCCGCTTTGTGCTGACGTGCAGGCTCTCGACCAGGTTCACGGCCTTGGTGACCATGTAGTGCGTTAGCGTCGCGGCAGTCGGCAGCGCTACCCGCTCCACGCTCGAGTGCGAGATGTCGCGCTCGTGGTGGAGCGCCTGACTTTCCATGACCGGCACGATCTGCGCCCTTACCAGTCGAGCCAGCCCGCACAGCTGCTCCGACGTGATGGGGTTCCGCTTGTGCGGCATTGCGCTTGACCCACGCTGGCCGACAAAGAACCCTTCGGCCAGCTCACCGACCTCAGACCGCTGACCAAGCCGGATCTCGGTTGCCAGCGACTCGATGACCGTGGCCAGTTGCGCGCACGCGTGAACGAAGTCGGCGTAGCCGTCTCGGTTGGCGACCTGCGTCGCGGTGTTCGGAGCGGCCAGCCCGAGCGACTGACACAGCGCGCGCTCTTGATCCCACGTGATGCGCTTGTAGTCGCCGACCGGGCCAGACATCTTGCCCTCGACCCAAATGTGCCCTGCGCCGAATCGACGTTCGGCGCGGTAAGCCAGGTCTGCGAAATTGGCTACCCGCCACCCCCACGTAGTGAGTTCAGCCCATTGGCCGTGAGTGCGACCGGGGCGGATGGCGTTCCAGTGCTCGAGCGCGTGAAGCGCCAATGCGCCCGTGAAGCGCTCGGCTGCGTCGAAGATCAGATTACGGGACTCCTTGACGCGTAGGGCATATGCGGTGTCCACCAGGTCGGACGAGGTGACGTGCCGGTGAACCCACTCAGCGGCGTGATCTGGCAGGTTCGACCGCCAAGCTTCGACGAACGCCACCACATCGTGCCGGGTGTGCTGCTCGTGTGCTTCGATGTGATCGCGGGTCGGCCAGCGTTCGGCGTCCATCATGAGGTCGAGCACTGGCTGCGGCGCTCCGAGCGCTCGAGCCATGTTGAACTCGACCAAAGCCCACAACTTGGGCTTGTTGTCTTCTGACCACACTTCGCGCATTTCGGGTGTGGTGTACCGATCCAGCATACGCTCCTCTTTTCGGTCAGGTCAGCTTGCGTGAGGGGTGATGGAACGAGATGGTCTTGATGGTTCCCGACACCAGAGAAATCCGGCTGCTGTTGGTCCATCCCGCCTGGTCGAATTCGGCAGTGAACGCTCGGTGCACCAGGTCCCGAGTTGCCACAGTCAGTGGAACCAGCAACACGATGGCCAGCTTCTTGGGTCGATACGAAACCCACACCTGGTTTTCGACTCCAGGTGCCTCAGATCGGACGATCTGCATTGCGCGGTCTATGACCGGCGCTGCGTCTTCAGCCAGCTTTGTCATAGCACTATTTTATCACGCAGTTTGCCCGGTGCGCAAGTAAGCCCCCCGGCTTTGGCAGCCGGGGGGCTCGTCGTTGACGTCACTTGAGATCACGAAGTTTGATCTCCTCGGTATCGCCGGTCGCGGGGTCAGTGACCGTAACCATGTCATCGCCCTGGTGTCGAGTCGAAGCGTCGGTCACCATGACGTTCGTGGGTCGATCGCCCTGATCTTTTCGGTCGGTGAACCATCCCATCTGTGTGCACCTCCTCGGTGTGCGCCGTTACCTACCAGCGTACACCCGACTTGCCGTCAGGGCAAGTAGGCGCACAGGAGCGCGCGGCATCACGCGGGGGCGCACGAGTGCCGTTATAAAGCTGTTATTCTCCGAACTTGCGTCAACCGCAAGGGGGTGATAAAATTGTATTTAGAGGTTGAGGGAAAGCCCAAGACCACAAAAACGAGGAGCCTAAAATGTGGGGAACCTTCGAGACCGGTGACAAGGTCCAGTTCAGCCCGATCGTTGGCGGTGCCAAGGTCACCGTAACTCGGACCACGCACGGCGGTAACCGTGTCCACTTCACCTGCGACGAAACCGGCAAGGCCAGCTGGACCTACAGCCGGGAGCTGACCCGCCGCTGAAACCCCCCCCCCACACCGAAGCCCCCGACCTCTTCAGGTCGGGGGCTTCGGCTTGCGTCGTCAGCGGCCGGTCGAACCGAACCCACGATCTCCGCGTGCCTTGCTGCGGACCTGACCCCACACGGGCTGGAAGTCCTGGCCGGGGGCATGGTGCAGAATCAGCTGCGCGATGCGCTGTCCCCGCGTGATCTTCACGTCGTCGTCGCTGATCGACACCACGGGAGCGAACAGCTCACCCGTGTACCCTTCATCGATCACGCCGACCGTGGGGGCAACCAGTAGGTTGTGATTCTTGAGCGTCGAGCTGCGGCCGGTGATCTGAGCCCACATGCCTTCCGGGATGTCCACGGACACGCCGCACGACACCACGCCCTGCCCGCGCGCCGGAATCACGGCGTCCTCAGCGGCGTACAGGTCGTATCCCGCGTCGTCGTTGTAGCCCTTGGTCGGCAGGGTGGCGCCAGTCTCGCGCGCCTCGAACACGATGGGCTCCGGCTGCTGGGTTGCCAGCAGCGACATGCGGTCACGCAGCCAGTCGAGACCAGCAGACACGTCATCGGCGGTCATGGGTACGGCCTTGACGTTGTCGCTGTCAGCCCACCCCGCGACAGCCCATGAACTCTGGCCCATGTCGGTCACCAGCAGGACCGGCTTGAATCGGGCCGTCAGGTACCCGATCTCAGCCGGAACGCCAACAGTCTTAGCGCCCGAGGGCAGGAACGCCACCCCCCCGGTTGCCTCGTCCATCGCGGCCTGATTGATTCGGCTGACCGCTCCGTGGGGGGTGGCGCCGACCGTGAACGCCGACTTGGGGTCGTAAATGGTCCAGTCCATCGCGGCCATCTCGCCTTCAGCGCCGAGTACCAGCGATGTGTCCGCCGATCCGAAGTCGATAGGCTGAGCCAGGTAAACGGTAATGCTCATTGGGTTTCCCCTCCTTGTAGGGCTCGAACCTTAAATTCGAGCCCTACGGTTGGTGGTTGGCAGCTACTTGGTGTCGACGCCCGGCCAGCCGCCTGCGTCTCGGTTGCGCTGGGCCATCCGGCAGTACACGCCGACATCGTAGATCGTGTCGTCGCTCGGCCGGTCACCCCGCTTCACGGCATCGATCCACCTGCTCATCTTGCCCCGCAGGTAGAAGAAAATGCCGAGTTCGGTGGCCTCCTCATCGGTGACCTCACGCCCCATGCATTCCGCGAGGTCCCGGCCGATGTCGCGCAGGTCGGTGGACCCGTACTCGATGGCCTTGGGCACCACTCGCTCAACTTCATCTTTGGCCTTGTCGAGCCACCAGTCGCCCAACGCCTTCTCGAGCTCCGACCGCAGCAGGTGACGAGTGTGGCTGACACCTGGACACGTGAACCACTCGGTCCTCGGGCCCGGCCGGTGAAGGTGCCGATCGTGCGCAGTGTCGGGATACGACGTGCACGGGTGGAACTCTGTGGACACCCCGTTGTGCAACAGTGGCTGGTCCGGGTGAACGTCGCGAACGTGCTTCGCCATCCGCTCCGACAGGTACGCGTCCCCGCAGAACTCGCAGTTGACGGACCCGGGTCCGTCGCGCTGGGGTTCGGCCCCGGACATCTTCGCGAAGTACGACTGGACCTCCCGCAGGACGCTGGCGCTCGGGTTGCCGGTCCGCAGATACGACTGTGGGTTGTGGATCGGGTCGTTGAACCGGTACTCGCACATCGCGCAGTCCCTGACGGTTCCGTCGACGTCCGTTGACCGTTCCGGCGCCAGCGGGTGCGGCGTTACCAGGTTGATCGCACTCACGACACCCTCCGGATTCCCGTGGTCGGGGACGTGCCCACGAACCGAACCGGGGCACGGGTCTCGATCTCGATGTCGGTGAGATACTTGTCCAGCTCCGATTCCGGCTGGATGATGTCGTCCCGCGTGTTCAGACCAGCCAGAGGCGGGAATACCGTATCGACCATGGTCAAAGCCAGCCGCACGACCGGGGCCCCGCCGTTGGCCTGGACCGCCCGTCGCACGAGATCGCCGTCCCACTCACCGACACGCCGCACCTTCTGCGTTACGGTGGTGCGCTCGGTCGGAAGCCCCAGGGCGTCCCACGAGGTCTCGCCCTTCAGCGGCCCGCTGTTGCCTGCGACTCGGATCGGTCGGACCCGTGCGGCCAGCCACACTTCGAACTCGCCCACAGCCGGGTGCCACGGACTCAGACCGGCCATGCTGAGGAAGTCCACGGCCCGGCAGTCGCTCGAAGTGCACTGCGGGTACCAGCCCGCGTGCTGGCCGAGTCCGTACCCCTGGGTGCCCTCGATCACGACCGTTTGGCCGTCATCGAGCATCCGGGTCAGTGCCCCGGCGGTGTCGGTGTCGGTGCGGCTCAGAGACCACTTGACGTCACCGAACAGAGGCGCCTCACGCCACACCCTGGCCGCCCGCGCCGCGCCGATGCCCTTGGCCGTCGACCCGAGCTTGCCGCTCAGCCCGCGCTCGACTTCCTCGGCCACATGCTGCGGCGTGAGGACCGTGGCGCTCGTGTCCACGTGCAGTCGTTCGCTGACGTTGTACCCCGCCGAGTTCAGCCGGTTGATCTCATCAGTCAGCACTTCCAGATCAACCTCGGAACCAGCCGCGACGACCAGTTCAGCCGCCGGGTTGCTCACCGCGCCGACCGGCACCGATCGCAGCTTCCATGGATGTCCGATCCACTCGCCGTTGAACAGGTGCTCATCGTTCGGCTGGCATCCCGGCGGACAGACGCCAAACACGGTGTGTCCCGCGTTAGGTCCGGCCACTCGGACCACAGCAACGGGTCCGGAGTTGTGTTCCGGCCGAGTCAGCTGATCGACAACCGCTCCCTTGCCCTCACTGCCGAACTGCGCACCGCTGACGACGATCAGTCTTCCTGCCATTTGCAGTCACCTCCTGCGTGTTACTTGGGCTGGCTCGTTCAGCGCCGGGTTGCCCATTTCCGGCCGGACGTCGCGCGCGGTGGCGCGACGTTTCGCCGTTGCGGATCAGAGTTCGAAGCCGAGAACTGAAGTCTGCGGCTCCTGAGTGCTGATCTCGACCACGATGGCCGACAGGTTGCGCACGTTCACGACGACCACCGTGGTCTCGTCGCGGACCGCGAACGCCAGGTGCTCCAGGATCAGCCGGTCAGCGGCAGCAACGAGCACGTCGATGTTGGCCGCAGCGGTGGTGAACCACTGCCCACAGAACGCTGACGCATCGGCCATCTTGTAATACGTCCGCAGCCGGACGTGCTCGGTCTCAGCGGTGTTGCGGTGGTTCTTGTCGAACTGAATCACCAGGTCGGCCAGGTCCTGATCGTTCGCGGCCTCGTTCCTCATGGTGCTGAGCAGTTCCATTTATGCTCCTCAGGTGGTGCGCGGCGGTGTTATGACTAGTCTACCACACTACTTGTCACGATCGCAAGTGGCCGGTATGAGCCGGGGCCGTTGCCACGATAGCAACGGCCCCGGGGTGAGGTCAGACGACCCGGACGGTCAGGACGTCGGTGATGGGGTTGGTTCCCCCGACCTGACCGATGCTGGCCATCAGGTCGTTCTCCACGAACTGCACCAGGTCGTCGGTGTCGGTGCCCTCAGGCAGAGTCACGGTCACCTGCACGGTTACGGTCACGTCGCTGTCAGCCATTGTTCCTCCTTGGCGCCGGAAGACGGTCTTCCGGCTGCTGACACCAGCCTATCACACCTCTTGCGGCCAGCGCAAGTTACCTCACAGCAGTCGGGCGAGATCACCCGGGGTCACATCGCACGACATTCGGCCGTCGTCGAACAGGGTCACTCCTGCCCACGTGTATATCCGGTCGACAGCCTGCGAACAGATCAGGCGATCAGACCGCTGAACCCGCCGCTTGACCCACTTCGGCCGGACATAGAACCGGTACATCGCTAGGTAGACGTACGTACCCCAGTTGTACCCCACGCCGACCAGTCCTCGGGCCTGCGTTACGATCTTGACCCGCTGTTCCAGCGTGAGAGTGAGGGCCGGTCGGCTGTGGTCCCGGAGAACCCACCGCCGGACCACCGAAACCGGCCGATCAGCGTACCGCTCGATGGGCGTGATTACCGCTCCGCCCGGCTGAGCTTCGAACACCGTGCCGTCGTCCAAGACGACTGCCGCGTGAGTCCATCTGCTCATGTCGAAGTTGAGCGCTTGGAGCAGCCATACCGCCACCCCCGCCCATCCGCTGATCCGAGTCAGTATGATGTCTCCGGGCTGAAAGTTGAAATCGCGCCCGGTTGTGGTGAATCTGGTCATACGGGAACCACCTCCGTTGAGCCCTCGTGGCCGTGGATACTGATCAGGTCGTCCAGGTTCCGATACAGAACCAGGCTGGACCGGTCGCCGTGCCACTTCATAACGGCCTCTCCGTTTGGCAACACCGCGATATCGGCAACACTTCCGGTGCCGCTGATCCCCGTGACATCGCGGTGGCGTTCCAGAGTGTACCATCGGACGTCAGCAGGTGGGTCGCCGTAGGATGCCACGACGATATCCCGCAGTGGCCAGTCCAGTAGCTTGCCTGGCATCTCAACTTGAGTTATCAATAGCCTTGCCCTCTCTTGAGGATTTTTCGACAGTGGAATTCGCCCAGACACTCAGCGTCTTTCGCGTGCCCGCCGTGTCCGTAGCTGGCCCACTCGACGTGAGGTCGAATCGGTGGTTTGAACTCCCGTTGCTTGAACAGTGCTTTGTGGTCGCGCGGTCGGTACCCCACGCACGTCACCCCTGCCCGGCGGCACACATGCCGTATCGCGCCGATCATCTGGCTGGTCAAGAATTCCGACCCCTGCTGCTGAGCCATCAGAGCACCCCGCAGCCGAAATTCTTCGTACACTACCAGAGTCAACCCGCCGCTCGTGATCTCGGCTATCAGATGATCAACGGCGTCAGCCGGGCTGGTATGCACGGCCTCGAAGCACACGAAACGGTGCCACTTGGTCAACCCGACGTTGCGATCACCAGGGTCAACAGCCCACCAGTAATCCGGCAGTTCCTCAAACTCGAATTGCTGGTGGGCTGACATTAGCTCTCCCGGGTCACGACTGGGGCTCCGGGGCGCTCTCAGGGGCTGCCGGGTCCTCAGGCCCGTCCGGCTTCTCCTGGAGCCTCCGAACGGCCGTCACGGGCTGGTGCGAGGTGACGTTTATGACTATGGTCTCACGGGGCTCCGGCTTCCAGTAACGCACGGGCTTGCCCAGCTCCTCAGCATAAGCGACTTCCGCCCGAGTGCTGTCGCCGACGTATCCGCCGGGTGCGACCACAAGCACTTCGTCACACGCCCGGATTTTGGCACGGTGCAGCTCATCGAGCCGCGCCTTCAGCTCCTGGGCGTCGTCGGGGTCGGCCCACAGATCGTGCGGCTCCTTGAGGTTACACCCTGGCTTCAGCACCAGGCGCCCGGCCGCTGTCTCACGCCTGTCAGCTTCGACCATCTCTGACCAAAACCGCGTGGAGCCGGAGATGGTGACGATTCGGTCGATGCCCAACGTGCGCATGGCATCGCGCATCTGCTCGTCGGGGCTGTTGAAACGAGCACCCTCGAGTTCGTACGTCAGAGCGTTGATGCGTCGGTCGGCGACAGAGGGCTTACCGTGCATAACCTCGGCTTCGGCTTCAGCCCACGAGGTGAACCGGTAGGCGCGGTCGTCGATGTACACTCGGGCGGCCAGCTTGCGGTTGGTGACCAAGATCAACCCCTGGTCGTTCCAGAACGTGCGGCCGAGGTCCATGTCGATCGTGACGTTAACGCCGTGCTGAACGAGCCACTGCGCCACCTGCCCCGTTCCGCGCGTGGTGAACACGAACACGGGCTCGGCTGCGGTCATTCGGTGCAGGGCGTCGATGGCGCCTTCGACCGGAGAATCGTAAACGCTGCCGTCCTGCCAGCCCTTGGAGTACCGATGGATTACTCCATCGAAGTCAACGGCGATGGTCATGGGGCTTGCCTCCTGTTTGTCAGTGAAACGGACGCCAGTCACCGGGCCTGGTTGAGATGAACTTAGCAACCCGGCAGTCTAGCTTTTTGACTCGATAACCCACCAAGTGGCCTTGGGGGTTAGTAGTGAATTCACCGCACTCGCCGCAGTGGTAATGCGTGTTGCGTGGTTGATCGCATTCCGGTTTCAGACACTGCTGAGGGTCCCGGGTGTGGGCCGAGGGAAGCACCTGGTTGGCAAACTTCCCTCGGCCCACGACGCCGGTACACTCAGAACACCGGCATGGCACCGGTCACCACATCGAACACGTCACGCGCCCACCTGGCGTCAGGCAGTGCAGTGTGTGACGTGTGCTTGGACGGGGGATGGACGCCGACGCGTCGACTGATCTCGGCCGAAGACCACGGCACCGGGACTTCTTCACCTCGGCCAAGCAACCACCCGGCGGCCAGTTCCAACGCGTTCACGGGCCGGTAGTGCCAGGGCGATTCGTCCGGGTTGCCCAGCAGCTTCCGGGTGAACGTCGCGTCGAACTGCGTGTTGGACCCCACCAGCACCGCACCGGCCATGGTCTGCATGAGGTTCTGACGCAGCGTGCTGAGTTCGATCCTCTGCGCGTGGTCGCCCAGCATTAGGGCAGCCCGAGCGTCGTCGGGGACCTTGAACCGGTCGTGGAACCGGTTGATCTTGAGAGCTTCGTCGTCAGCGATCACCAGGTCCGGCCGGACCTGGTAGACCCGCTCGGTGTCGGTCTGACCCGACCGCCGGGTGATGATGGCCAGTTCCCACACCTCGTGGCGGTCAGGATTCAGACCAGTGGTTTCCGTGTCGATGAAGACAATCGGCCGGTCATTGGGGGTCACGACTTGTTCTCCTTGGTTTCGACGGCCAGCGACTCAGCAGGCGCAGGCGATTTGGCGGCCAAATGCCCATGCTCGATGCATCCGCACGAGCTGGGGTCGCCGTTGACGATGTAGTGGTCGGGGTACCCGGTAATCACGTCTTCCGGGTGATCGGTGTGGTCGTCAGGCCGAACGTTCTCCCAGTGCTCACTGACGGTCAGGAGGTCGGACACACGCTCAGTGCTGCGGAGGCCGTTGCTCCACTTGATCTCAACGACCTCGGCGTTGACCTTGGTCACCGTGCCGGAGTTATTGTCGAAGTAGACCCGATCACCGGGTTTCAGGGTCGTCATGACCTAGTTCTTCTTTCTCTGTCGGTACCGCTTAGCAGCGTCGGTTCGACAAGTTCGACACGATCTTCCGCTTCCGTCCGGTCTTTCGTACAGGTTATCTCCCAACAGAAGGTGCCCGTTTTTGCAGTGCGTTTTGCTGGCTTGAAAGTTGCGACCGTTGTTTACGGCGTCGCGCTGGTTATCGCTTAGAGTGCCGTACGACAGGTTTTCAATGTTGTTATTGGCGGGATTGTCATCCTTGTGTCGGACAACGTGGCCTTGCAGACGCGGACCGATAAACACCTCAGCAACCAGTGAATGCACAGACCGTTGGGTTGATACGCCTTCTGCCGTGGTCAGCCGCACCATTAGATGGCCGCCCCGAACCGGGTTAGGCGTCATCAACGAGCCCTGTTTGATCTTGGTCCAACTACGAACATTCCCGGCATCCGACACCTGATATAGGCCGTCGTAACCGGGAATGTCTCGCCACTGCTCGCTCATACTGCCATTATACACTACTTGGGGGAGTCCTAGCAAGTGCTATGACGCGCGCATACGCTAGTCCTTGTCGTCCCAGGGGTCGGGCTCGATGCCAAAAGACATCTTGCGTCCTCTAACGTTGAAATAGTCGGTCAGAACCTTGTTTCCGATGTCGCTGACGTGCTGCGCTTCGGCATGGCCCTCCGGAGTATCATCGTGTTCAGTAATGATTGAGTCATGCACCTGAAGTAGCATGCATCCCGGAATCTGGCGCTCAACCTCAAGCATCCAGTAAAGGACCGCTCTCGCGAGGTTGCCCTGAATTACCTGGTTGGGGGCGCTCACGGTCTTCTCGTCGACAGCGTACCAACGGCGCCAGCCGTCCAGCATCTTGAGGTAGCCACAGCCGCCGCTCCACCGGGTGACCTTCTGGACCGCCGTGTTGGAGAACTGCTTGATCTCGGGATTCTCAGCCCAAAACCGGTCCTTGGCGGTCTGCACATCGGAAGTCTTCATCTTCATGCCGGATGCGGCTTCCATCTGAGTCTGGATCGCCTTGACCCCACCCAAGTAGATGATGCCGAAAGTTCCGCGCTTGGCAGCTGATCGCAGGTCCTTGAACTGCGGGTGGCTCTCGTCGACGCCGAACAGAGCCTTGGTGTTGAGAGCGTGCATGTCCGCTCCGGCATCCAGAGCGTCCCAGAACTTGGTTGACCCGGAAATGACCGTCACCACCCGCACTTCACCGGCCGCGAGGTCGTGCTCGAACTGAACGCGCTTGACCGGAGTCTTTTCGCGGCGTCCGTCGTACCGGACGACCTCGGTTCCAGCCGGAACCTGCCCGATCAGCTGACGGACCGGCACCGCGCCTTCTGGGATCAGTCGGCCGTGTGGGATTGCCTGCGCCTGCCATCGACCCACCGCCAGCCGCCCGGACTTGGCTCCGCCCTCAGCACCCCCCGCCCGCTCGCGGTCGTTCTTGCACTGCTTGAAGCTGGTGCGGATTCGGCCATCAGGCCCGGTGCGCGCAGCCCAACCAGTGTACCACTTGGAGTCGGAGTTACGCCGCTTGGTCCACAGCGCGTACTCCTTGGCCCAAGGCTGATCTTCAGCCGCCAGGCGCCGCAGCTCTTCGATGTCGAGCTTGGGTGCCTTGGTCTTCTCGGTTCGGGCCAACGGCTCCAGCCCTAGACCGTTCTTACCGCCGCACTCGCCGCACGAAGTCGCGCAAAACCTGGGGTGCGCAAAGTTCCATGCGTCGTTTGCTTGCTTCGCTCGGCTGCAAATCGGCCCGAAGTAGAACCGCTTGGCCTGGTTGGGCTTACTGGGATCGAACGGCATGCGGGTGGCGAGTTCGGCGTTGAGCTGGCGGAGCTTCTCGCCCTCAGCCCACGACCTTTCGTGGTCATACGCCACCCCACGCCGTTCCATGCGGTAAAGCGTGGTGCGCAGCTCCATTTCGGCTTGGTGGAGCTGCCAGAAGTTGGGCAGAACCGCGCCCGTTTCGGCTGCCTCGATCTGGTACTCCTGCAACGCGTGACCGAGGGCGGTGTCCTTGGCCGCGTACCGGCCGATCGATCCCGACCAGGGCAGCAGGTCGTACCGCTTGATCAGACCCGTGCCCTGCCGCTTGAGTTCGGCCTGAAGCTCGTACTCCTCGTCGGTGGAGTCGTCGCCCCACAGTCGACGGGCGGTCGGCTTGAGAGCAGCGGGGTGGAGCGGGTCGATGAGCTGCTTCTGAGTGACCATGGTGCACCAGATGGTCCGGCGCACGCCGGTCACGTCAGCCAGCGGCTCGAGGGTGGGTTCCATCATGTGGGTCTTTTGGGGCTGATCGGGTCGCCAGGTTCCCGGCTCACTGTCAGGGTCCCACGCGTACTGGCGATCCTTGATGGTAGAGTCGCCTCCTGCGGCTGCGCGCAGACCGTGGCGGAAGGTGTGCATGTCGTGCACCGAGTTGTGCATGCCGAGCGAGTCGCGCCGATCGAGCCACGCAATGAGCTTGGCGTACTCGCTGGCGGGAAGGTTGGGAGCTGCGTCTTCGAGAGTGACCGTTTGGCCCAGAACCTTCGAATACACGGCCAGCAGCCGGTCCTGCTCGGCGCGGGTGATCGGAACGAAACGGCAGACGCCGGTCTCGGGGTCCTTGATCGGGGAACCCGGCTTGCCAATCAGCGGGCCCTGATCGAAGGGCCAGGCGTAATCGACACGCTCGCCCGGGGACCCATCTGCGAGCGGCTGCCGGAACGACACCGACACCACGGACACACGGGCGGGGGGCTGAGAGGCCCGATTGCCAGCGGCGAACGGTTCTCCGTCGCCGAACAGGCCCGAACCTTCGGTATCCACGTAAACGAGCCAGCCCTTGGGCAGCTCCGGCAATTCGATGTCGCCGACGCGAGTTGTTGTGGGGTAGTTCACCTTATCCTCCTTGCGGGCCGGGGACTAACGGCCCGGCTTGTGTAATACTAGTATATCATGCGACTTGTCGTCGTGACAAGTACTAGGCATGTTGAAAGCCCCCAACGGCTTACGGGCCATTGGGGGCTTCCGGCAACGAGGAGGTGACCTCAAAATGGCTGGCTTCCCAACCCCAACCACTCTATGGTATCACACTCGGTGCGCTCGGCGCAAGTCGCTCAATCGACCACTCGGTGAATGATCAGAACGTCGTCGTCCCCCATGTCGGCCAGCAGGCCAGCAAGGGTGGCCACGGCGTCCAGCTCTTCGCCTTCCCGGTGGCTGGTGCGGGGGCTGGCAGACTCGATCGGGTCGTACCCCATCACGCCGCTGCCGTACTTGGCCTCATAAATGTCGATCCTGCTCATGTTTGCTCCTCGCGCGTGGCCTCAGGTTTATCCAACCATTGTATCATGTGCTTGCCTACGACGCAAGTTTGCTACTGGTTGACAGCCAGACAAATCATATGGTACCATGGCGACTGCTGCGGATTCCTGGACAGGGTGCGGCGGCAGGGAGATCGACCGTGTTGGCGCATGGGTCGGACCCGGACTGGCGCTCGCGCCGGTCGTCTGGTAGGATAGCTGGCGCGGAGATGCCCCCCAGCTGACCTGCTTACGCGAAAGCCCCCAACCTGTCGCGGGTTGGGGGCTTTCGCCATGTTTAACCGATTTTGAAGGTATTAGCCTTCAAGCCACGGCCAGTCGGCCTTGCGACCCTTCTCGATGAGCGGGATCATGCGGAACGCGGCGTCGTTGAGACCACCGAAGGTGTGACGGTTTCGGCCGGACATGGCGTGACCGGCACGGTAACCCGCCAGGTTCCACGTGTACATCGGAACGTTGGCCGGGACGCGGTGACCCGGTTCGCTGCTGACACGCCAGTAGGAGCCGTGCGCTTGCTCGTCGGTGAGGATGACCACCCGATCGTGCCCGTGGTAGTGACGTCGGACGGCCTCCGACGTGTAAGTGCCACCCAGGTTCCGAAACCGGCCGACGATCTTCAGCACGGACTCAGCGTCATTGAACTCGACCGGCGCTGAGTCCGTGCCGAATTCAACCAGGTCCGCCGACTCGGCGCGTAGCGCCAGCGCCGTGCCGAACACTGCTGCGGTGTCGGCGAAGTCGGCGTCAGACTTGGCAGAGTACGAACTGAACATCGAACCGGATCGGTCTACGAGGACCAGGGTACGGCCCGGCAGAGCCGGAACGTTCCGCAGGGACGCATTGAGTGCCAATTCCAGCGGCCAAGCCCACCGAAGCGACGGAGCAGACCGGTACGCGTTGAGGAACCGCAGCGGAAACTGACGAGACTTGATGACGTAGGCGCTGTCCGCCAGAGTGACCGCCACCTGCCGCGCGACCTTGTCCGACACCCCGGACTCGTCGAAGTTGCGGAGATTGCGCAGCAGGGCCATGTAGCCCATCGTCGGAACCAGCGCCGACCAGAGATCGGCCTTGGGCACCTTCGACCCGACCAGGCTGAGCGCGTCTTCCCAGGTCATGCCCGCCTTCCGCAAATTCTCCGAGTTCAGCATGGCGTTCGGATTCACGTCAGCCGACGTTCGCAGCGTTGCGTTGTGACGGACCATGGTCAGCTCGTCGGGGACGTCCGCACGACGGTCGTAGCGGCGAGCAACGGCGAAGCGGTACAGGGCGTTCTCGGAGTCGTTGCGGGGGCGCGGGTGGGCCAGCTCGATCACATGCCCGAACCGCAGGCCGTGAGAGGCGGTGTCATGCTTGAGCAGCGAGTACTCGTTGTACAGTCGGCGGATGGCGTCGATAAGCCCACGCTTGACCGACATCGGGACCTCACGGCCGTAGGTCTGAATCCAGTAGCCGAGCAGCTCGCCCGGCTCATCGGCGCGCTGGAGAACAGAATCGACGACCTGGCGATTGAAGCCGTGCTCGTCGGCCTCACGGCGTGCGTGGACGAATTCGGCAGCGCCGAGAACGGCAGCGGTTCGAAGGTTGGCGTCGTTGCGTAGCCAACGCAGCAGACCAGCGGTCCACTTCGGGTCGCTGACCGCCAGCTCGCGCAGCAGGATGCGGAACCGGCTGTCGCGGTCGGAAGCCGACTCATAGAACGAAGTCTGGCCGACCATGTTGGACACAGCCAGCAGGAACAGCTCGGACTTGTGGTCGCGGGTGAAGCCGGGAGCACCCTCGTGGGTGGTGGTGTCCGGCGTTGACGACACCGACGTGACGGGAGCGGACCCAACGGCGCGCACGCCCGGCTTATTGAATCTAGACATGGAAACGGCCTCCTCGTTGATGGTTGAGCGTCAACGGGAGGCCGTTTCGCAGCAGGTGACCCGAGAATGGGTAACCAACGGTGTTTTCGCCAATTGAAGTAACCGGTGGCAAGGCATCGGGTCGGTGCTGTTAGACCTCCCGAGAATTAACAGCTAACGGCGTTATTCCATTTGCAGTGAAGTAACCGGTGGCAAGGCATCGGGAGGATGCTTAGTGCCTGAGTGGGGTTTCCCCCGCTCTGTACAAGGCCAGTCTATCATGCTGCTTGCTGGTGTCGCAACTGCGGAGGCGTGGCGTGTGTCACCCGGTTAACGCTGCTGAACCTGGAGATAGCAGCGGCAACGCGGGTGGGCGGGGGGCTGGCCGAAGACACCGGAGAACGTGGCCTCGTCAGAGCTGAAAGCTTCGGTGCTGGCAACAGTCTTACCGCTGAGGGGGCTACAGATGGGGCACACACGACGATCGCCGACTGTGACCCAAAGCAGATCAAACTGGTGACGTCGGGCGTACCACCGCTTGGCCCGGTTGTACGCGTCAATAACGCGCGTGATGACCTGAACGTGGATGGCGTTGGCAACGCTGATGACCCGATCCGCGATGTCGCCCACGCCGGACGCTACTGCCGCGCCAACAACGATGAGGGCGCTGCGAATGTCGCTATTGACATCAACGTCGGACAACAAGGCGGAAGGATCGGGCTCTTCATGCTCAGGGTTGGGGGGCTGCTCCTGCTGAGCATCGTCGATCCCCAATTCAACCGCCGCGACCATGGCCACAGTGATGGCCTCGACGATGGGAGCGCGGGCTTCCCGCAAGCGCTGAGCTACACGGGCGTTGCGGCGAGAAGCTTCAACCGGGGTGGGGACGGAGCGCGCGGCAAGACGCAACGCCGGAGCCAAAGCGCGGTCAACCGCTTCGTGAAGGTCAGACTCAAGCGTGTCAAGTCTGGAGATAAGGTCGAGTTCAGGCAACTCTGAAGGTGTGGCCATGACTCCTCCGGTCAGAACATTCGGGCCGATTCGCCCTCACGCTCAGAGCTGGGCGGTTCCACGTCCTCGAGCCAGCCTTGGATGCGATCCATGATCTCAGTGTGAGCGGTGACGGTTTCGCGCGCCAGGTCAGCCACGTTGGCTCGGCGGGTTTCAGGGCTGCTGTTGGCCAGATAGGCTCGAGCCAGCTGCGACCCATGGTCGAGCATCGTGCTCATGGTGGTGAGAAACTCAAAGTCTGTGCGGTCGATGTCTGCCACGACGCTCTCCGATCAACCTAACGGTTTGGACCCGTCCGGGGTTGTCCGGACGGGTCCAGTGTATCACGCGGCGGTCGGCCGGGGCAGACTGCGGCTGGTTAAGATCGCTGCGGTCGGCGATGGGCCGAAAATTCAGCAACGTGGGCGGTCATGTGACTGGAGCGCCACCGCTGGTTGGCTGCCCGGTTGTCGACGATGAAGACGCGGCCGGAATCGTCTACGGACCTGACCAAACGGCCGATGGCCTGCGTGAGCACCGTGAGCATGGAATCGAAGTAGACGCTACGACCGTGAACCGCCTGGATCGCCTTCCATTCGAGCGTGGGGACTTCATAGGGCAGTTTCCACAGGATCACTTGACGCAGCGCCGGACCCGGGATGTCGAGACCGGTAAACAGCGAGCGCACGCCGACCAGAACGGCGTTGCCGTCCGCCTTGAAGTCCTCAATGTCCTGCTTCAGCTCGGCGGGATCGTCTTTGGGCTGGACGTAAACGTCGATACCCGGGCTCAGGCGACGGGCGATGGCGGGAACCACCGACTCCAGGTCAGCCCACGAAGTGAACAGCAGCAGAGTGCCACCGCCCGTGTCGTTGATGGCCGCCGCGACCTGCTCCACCCGCTTGATGAAATGGGACTGGTCCTTGGGGCTGTGGGGGCTAATGGCCAGCGTGGACTTGGAATAGTCGAACGGGTGACCCACGTTCTCGACCGTGGCCTTCAGACCCAAACGCCGAGGTGCACTCGACGGGATGGTGCCGCTCACCAGCACGGACGCCACCCCACCCGGAGCCAGAATCTGGTTGAACATGGGAGCAGCGTTCACACACCGACGCTTGAGGGTGGCTTCGATGACCTTTTTACCCTGGTAGTTGGTGGACTCGGCCAGCTCGATGATCGAGATGAAGTCGTCGTGCTCGGCTACGAAATCGACGAAGCGGGTGAGCCGCTTGGCCTCACGGCGGTACTCCTTGGCCAGATCGAAATCGACCCCTTCGGTGTTGGCGCGGTTCTCTAGGTCCTTGGCGTCTTCGCGCGCCTGGTTTGCCAGTTCAACCAGGCGAGGACTGCGGCTGAGCAGCGCTTCGGTCTGGTTGGCGCGAACCATGCGGCTGATGGCCTCCTGAGCCCACTGGCTCAGACCGTTGACCGCCTCGTAGACGGACGAACCCGGCTTGATCTCGTCGCTGAGGCACTCACGGCCGATGGACTCAAGCTCGTGGCACTCGTCGACGAAGATGGTTGCGACGTCCGGCAGCAGCTGAGCGCCACCCTGCGTGAATCCACGCACCAGGTGGTCCCAAACCAGGACGTGTGCGTTGGTGATTACGACGTCGGCAGCCATGGCGCGCTTCTTGGCCTCGAACGACCCGCACACATACTCGCAGGCGCACGACTGGTCGAGGTCGCGGTTGACCACGCCGTGCTGCGGACAGAAGTCGGATTCGATACTGGTGTCGCGTCCGCAGTCAGGGGAACCGGGGCAGCCGAAGGTGTAGTCGAGGCCAAGCTCGGCCCACTCGAGCTTTCCGGCCCGAACGAGGGTGCGATACTCCTGACGGGCGGTCCGGTCGGAGCCGGTGCGCTGGAGAGCCTTGGAGTTGGCGCAGACGTAACGAGATCGGCCCTTGATGTGGACAAAGTCACCGCCCACGACCCGAGAGATCTCGGGTGCGTCCTTGTTGACGTACTGGTCGATCAGCGAGTTGTTGGGGCAGATGACCAGGGACGGCACGCCGGTTTCGCGGCTGGTCTCCAGCGCGGTGGTCAGGATTGCGTAACTCTTGCCGGTGCCGGTGCCAGCCTGAACGAACTTGTGGTCGTCGTTGGCCGACGCCTGCCGGGCGTAATCGACCAGCTTGACCTGCTGAGGTCGGGGGGCGAGACCGAGCGAACTCATGGCCTCTTCAAAGACTCCCACTGGGGTTTCCTCCTCGGTTGTTGTTCGTCCAGGGTAGCACACGACTTGCTTAGTTGTCAAGTGGCTTGATCAGCAGAACGCCGCCCCCACCCATACTTGCCACGCAAGGATGAACACGACCGCAGCACCGGCCGAACCCAGGGTTATGCCAAGGGCGATGGGCCAAGCGTCTTCCAGGGCGTCCAAGAAGCGCTCACGGGCACCCGGCCAGCCCGCCCGCGTGCGGGCCAGCAGCCGCGCATGCCCCGGGACGGCCTCCCGTGGGGTCTTCCTGGACCTCTTGCGGTGTCCCGGGGCCCCGGGCCCGGCGGGGGTGCTCTGTGCGCTCCCGTGGCCTTCCGTGGCCTCTTGGGGGTCAATGCGGGGAAGCTGTAGTGTGTCGTCGTTCATGACGGGTAGGGTGATGGTTTCTTCTTCGTCGTCCATTGGGGTTGCAAAACCTTTTTCGTGGGTTGTTGTGGTTATGGCGCCAGTCTATCAGTTTTCATGCGTAAGAAGCAAATCGCAGGGGGGGTATCGCGGCCTGGAGTACGGGGGGCAGCTCCGGATGCGCACGGGAGTGCACGCACAAAAGGGCCGTGCAGCCGGGAACGAGTTACCCTCGTTACCCTTGTATATAAAAATTTTCGTGTTAGTTGCTCCGTTCCCAATCAGAGGGTATTACTGATTAGTAACTTGCGTTGACGACAATGGAACGCCATGGGTTACGAGATGGGTCTTCCGAGCCGTAACCCCCACCAAATGCCGCTCGTAACCCCCTAACAACGGGTGAGCGTTACATAACGCCTCGCGCCGGTAACGTGGGGGGTATCGCGGCGCCAGGGTTCCCTGCGGTACCCCCCGCGAAACCCCCCGGCACCCCGCATGGGACGGCCTCCGCCGGGCGTGCCAGCGGAGGCCAGAGAAGGGGTCTCGGAGAGCCTAGGAGCGCCCGGTGGGCACCGCGTACCGGGCACCACGGGCGGTGGCGCTCTAGGGGCCTTCCGTAATCTTACGGTTGTTGACTCGGAGGATACACTTCCCCCGAACGAAGGTGCTGGTCCCAATCGAACGGAACTTCGTACTGCGTCTGGCAACCGGAGCAAATAAAGCACTTGACGCCGCGTGCCTGGTCGTCAAAAGCTGTGACGTCGATCTGTTCCACGTTGCACGATCGGTGGGGATCAGTCGTCATCGGGCAACTCCTCCTCAATTTCGTCGGCCTGTCCCGCTCGACCCATCACCAGCTCGGCGATACCGTCTGTCAGGGCCAGGTATTTGGCTTTACGCTTGTTGATGCGATCCACCCACTTAGCCTTGCCGTTGGAATCGACGCCATTGGCCTTGAGTTCGGCGCGGATGGCGTCCTCTGCGCCGAGCTGTCGTTCACGCGGTGACAGCCCCTGACGTGCTCGCCACGCGTCGGCCAGCCGAGCGGGTGAAACCCACACCGTGGCGGTCTTGTCGTCCCAGTAAACCGCCTGGTGACCGTTGGCCGACGTAGGCATTAGGTTAGCCCGCAGGAACCACGGAACGATTTCGGCAATCACGTAGTTGATGTTGCCGCCGTCACCTTGCCCGGAGCACCACGCGTCTACTCGTTCGACATGTGACTCGTCGCCAGTCACGTCGGCCAGAATCCGGGCGCCCATGCGGATGATGGCCATCTTGTCGCCGTGACGGCCTGAGCTGGTACGGAGAGCCGACAAATCAGCCAGCATCGACGCCCGACTCAACACCAAACCGACGATGGTACCTGCCACCTTGGACAGATCCGAGGGCTTACCGCCGTAGTGCTGCTGCAACGCTTCGATGTCGTCCCATTGCTTGCGGGTCGGGTCCTTCAGGGACATGCGATCCTTGGGGCTGCTGATTTCCAGCGACACCGCACGGTCGCGCATCGCCTTCTCGGACATCACCGACCCGAGACCTTCGCCCGAAATCACCAACGGGCAAAGCAACTGCGCAGCTTCGGTTTCCCGGCGGTCGGTTCCTTTCTTTGACTTGTAGCCCTCAGCGGTGAGCTGCCGGATCATGTCCTGAAGGTCGCCCATCTCGGTCATGTCGTCGAGCCAGGTAATCCCGTTGCGGTGTCCGGCCAGCGCGTCCCGGAACGCAGGTGCGGTGTACTGACCGTGGCCGTTGGTGTTGCCTGCGAGAGCGACCATCATCGCAAAGAAGCCGGTAGACTTGCCCGACTCGGACGGAGCCTCGATCGACATGAACGGGAACTGTGACGCCTGATACTGACCCTTCAGCAACGCCATGGCCCACCACGACCCGAACACCGACGTTACGGTCTCGTCCTGGAAGGTCATCACCTCGCGTAGCACCTCAACGGCCTCATCCTGAGAAACCGTGCCATAGTTGTACGGAGCCCACGATGTCAGAATCGCGTCAGGAACCGACCCCTCATGCGGAGCGATGCCGTCAGCGGTCACGATACCGTCGTGCGCGATGAACTGCTGAAGGGTGGAATTCCAGCCGAGGTGGCGGACCGCGTTGGACGCGGTGGCCTCCTGAGCCTTGACGTACTTGTTCAACCGGGCGCGATGCGGGTATCCGGCGTACTTGTCGTAAGGCTGAGGCAGGATCACCGCGCCGCGCGGATTGAGCCACCCCGCCAGCTTGGCTTCAGTGGAGAAGATGGCGGGATCGAGCTGCAAATTTTCCTGCACGCCGTCCGTAGTGATCAGATCCACGGTGTAGACCTGGGTTCCGTCGACGGATCGAGTGATCGACTTGACGCGAATGTCGAAGTCAGCCCACTCACCCCGGACCAACTTCTTGTCGTCACCCACGCCGATCTCACACAGAGTGTACAGCTTCTCCCCGTCGCCCACAAGCCAGCCGTTGCCCTGGACCGGTTCTTCGACCTTGGAGTGTTCAGCTCGCCAGATCGATTCGACAGTTTTCATGAAGGGTCCTTCCTCGATCGGGTCGAGGGATGCCCAGTTGTAGTTCATCATGCGCGCCAAATACCGATCGTAAAACCGGCGTTCAGCCTTAGCTTCGAACCCTGCCACCCTCGCCAGCCAGTTGTTTCCTCGGGATGAATCATCCGGCGGTCGCATCAACTCCTGCGCCAGTGTAGTTCCGGAGCCCCCCGTGCTGACGTTACCACTGATGCGCTTAGGCTGGTTCTCCTTGCGCAGACACTCGGGCGCATCCAGCAGTTCGCCCTCAACCCACTCGTAAACGCGGCCAGTCTTGTGGACTGAGGGCGGCATAACAACGCCACCCCCCTCCCCTCGGAAATCGTAACCGAGGTCGTCGTCCGAATGGCCCGCCCATGGGCGGGCGTCGTCCTCGCGAAGGGAGAAGTGAAGGTGCTTGCCGACAAACCCGGACTCATCGCGACGGCCTGAAGTGACCTTCAGCGCTCGGTCGAATACGTCGTCGCCGATCTTCTCTCGCCAGAACGCCTCAGCTTCCGGGCTGTCAACGTCCAGAGCCACACGCTTGCTGATCTGTCCGGTTGCCAGCCACAAGCCGTATGTTGCGGTCTCGTACGTGCTAGCGAGGTCGGGGTACGTCGGCCGGTCGGCCTTGATCCAGTCTTTTTGCCACTTGATGCCGAAATCCGTGCCGGGGTTCTTACCGCCTTTTTTCAACGGGAAGATCGTGAGTCCCTGCTCGTGGTACTCACGCCACCAGCCAATCAAGGTTTTGGTCTTTTCCATGGTCACCTCCACGGTTAAAACCTTTCTGGTATGGGCCGACCCCCATCAGTGTAGTGATGGGGGTCGGCGGTTGAACTTCTACGAGGGCGGAGGGATCAGAACAGCGGCTCCTCCGTGCTGCCGCCCTTATCCATGTTCGGGCTGGCACCGGCGCCCGAGGTGCCCACGTCCGGGTCGTCGGCGTCGAGCGGCAGGAGACGCTGGATCTCGCTCCGCTCCTCGCCCTTCCGGGCGCCCTGCTGGATGGTGCCGGTGACGATGACCGCCTTGACGCGCTTCTTCACCAGGTCCTCGGTGTCGGTGTCGGTCGGCACGCCGAACGCAGCGAAGGTCTCCTTCAGCTTGAAGAACGCGGCCTCGCTGAGGCTGGTGTTAGTCCAGAACCGGCGACCGGCGTAGTCCAGGTCCTTGCCGTCGTGGGTCTCCGGGACCTCGAAGGTCCACTTCCAGTACGGGCCCTTGCCGCCCTCGCCGACCTCGACGTCCTCGCGGAGTTCCAGGACGTAGACCCCATCCGGGACCGGCTTGAAACCGTCCTCGGCCTTCTCGACCTTCCGGGCGGTCTCGGTGTTGAGCTTTGCCATGGTGTTTTTCTCCTCGTGTCTTGTCGTCCGGGGCGCCCCCCGGTGGTTCCTACTGTATCATACCGCTTGCTAGCGGCGCAAGTCCTACTGGCTGGTGTCTGACTCGTCCAGGCCGAGTCGCTTGTTGCGAGCGATCTGGAAGGGGTCTTCCTTGGCGTGGTCGAACCAGTGATCGTGGGTCGACTCGACATATTCGACCACACGGTCGAACGTCGGGTTGGCCATGTGGGGCGGGAGAGCGCCGAACCGGTCCTTGCCCCGATACTTCCCGATCGGCCGCGTAATGCCGGTATATCGGGACCGATCCTCTTCGTCACCGTGGCCGACTGCCGCGTAGATGGCGATATCGACGTACCCCACCAGGTCGGACGCGAACTTGGGGGTTAGAGCGGGTCGATACACCACCCCGTCGTTATCGACATCGCGCTTGTCGAGGCACACGAACGCGGTGTGACACGGAAGGTCGCGGAACCGTCGAGACACGCGGCGAACCATCTCGGTCATCTTGCCGTAGTCGTCGCGGTCCACCTGGAACGGGTCGTCTTCCATGGTCTTGGAGCGCCGGTCGTGACGTTCGTCGACAATGGACTCGACCAGTTTCTTCTGGATCTCGGTCATGGAGTCAAACACGACCCCGGCCAGCGACTCCGGTTCCCGTTCGAGCTGTGCCTTGGTGCTCCAGTACAGCTTGTCGAGATCGCTGTAGCACGTCACAGTGTAGGGGTGCAGATTGGCCGTGGGAATCCCGAGACGCCGCAGAGGCTTAGCCTTAAGGCCAGCCTCTGCGTTGACGTACACTACGTGCCCCAGCTTGGCCATGTGAGCCGCAGCGGTGGTTTTGCCTCCGCCGGACTCCCCGTAATACATAGCGTTGACGAACTCTTCAGTTTCGTCGAGTGTGGGAAGTGTCATGTGTTGTGTCTCCTGTCTGCGAACCGGTCGCCGTACGGCTCCGGCAGCGCGTGGTCACTGGAATAGAACCAGTCGAGGAAACCTCGGCGAACCTGCGACCACGGAAGGAGCGACCTTCCGCTTGCCAGTCGTTCGGGTCGCGACTCCCGACGACAGTGGGCACGGCGGGATTTGAACCCACTCGGTCAGACGCGATGCGCCCGTGACCTCTCGCCTACCGCTATCCGCCAACCGGTGCCACGTCTGGCCCTCTGATTGGAGAATAACCGTGCCCGTCCCGACAGGGACCCTGAGTGTCGGGGATGTTGCTGGCGCCCCGGCGTGCACACCGTTGGGTCGTCGTGGACGTGTCGGGATTCGAACCCGCCTCGGCTCCATGCTGGATCTCGCACCGAGTGTACCTTTCACGCCCTGGGCGGCAGGGCACCCTACTAAGCCGGGTTATTTAAGCTGTGCAGCGTTGAAAGCACAGCCCCTGCCGCAGAACCGTTGTGGGCGACCGGTGGTTACCATAGCCGGTGCAGGCGCCGCTGCAAGGGACAAACAGCGGCGTCGCCCATTCGGGTGGTCAGTAGGTCTCGGTGCCGTCGCCGATGCCCTCAGCGATCTGGTTGTAGTCCTGGCCGTCGTTGGACTGCTTCAGCTCCTTCAGCTCCTGCATGGAAACCTTCGGACCGCCGTCGGCCTCGAAGTAACCCTTCAGCTCCTTGATGGTGGCCTTAGCCATGGTGGACGCTCCTTGTTGGAATCGGTGTTGGGTTTTGAGGCTCAGCCCCTGGGAGGGGACCGCAGGGGCTGAGCCGGTCCGAGGAGGAACTGCCGGACAAGTCCTATCCTACCATGCGCCTTGCTCCTCTGTCAAGTACCCCCGAGTGCCCGGATAACAGCGTTTGCAAGATCGCCGACCCACTCCTGCGCATCCGGATCGTCCTCCAGCGCATATGACACGCCATCCATTCCGTAGTCGTCGTAGTCGAACCGCTTGATCGCGTTGACTACGGCGTCACGGTCAAGGTGGTCCGACGCTAGCCGGACGCCGGTTGCAACAGCGACGTTGAGTTCACGCGCCACCTGCTCGGCTGTGCGTCGGCTACTAGAGCAGACGACCGGGGAACCCACCTGCCTGCCGTCCTCGTAACGGTAGACGCGGGTAAAACCGCCGCTGTGTTCGGCGCGGTACTCGACGCGCGGGTCAGTCGTCACGGTTGGCCTTCTCTGCGGCGTAGTCGGGGTCGGATAGTTCTCGGATCTCCTCCAGTTCCGGAAGTTCGGACGGCAGCGCGTACATCAGCTGCTGCGCCAGCTCAGCGATTCGACCGAGCTTGGTCATGGCGTCTGCGATTTGGTCCACAATTGTGCTCCTCAATGACGGGTGTAGTCCTGCTTAAAGCCGACGTCGAGCAGAAAACGACGTTCGCGCTCGGGTCCCTGTTTCCGGCCGATGAGACACGCTTCGGTAAAGTCGCAACGCCACCGGCATGTGTCGCTGTTGGTGTGTCGCTCACCGTAGTTATGCGGGCCGAACATCGTGCGGGCTGTGGCAAGAGCTTCCGCCGCGATGGTGTCGAGTTCGTGGTCAGTGCGAGTCATCAGATGCCGGTCGAATCGCTCATCGAGCGTCTGCGGCTTGACCTTGTTGCGCTTGGTGCGTGCGGTGCTGTACACCGATCCAAACGGCTTCTTTCCGAGCTGCCGGAGACCCCATGTGTACAGTCCGAACTGATCGTCGAGGTCGAGTTCCTTGTCGCGCGGAATGACCGCGTGAGACTTGTGATCGACCAGCCAGATCATGTTGGTGTTGCGATCGCGGACGACCAGATCGATGATCATCTTGAGGATGAACCTGGACCGCCGACCGCTGGGATACCTTAGCGCCACCTGTGCCCGGTGCTCGATCGCCAGAATCTGCCACTCTTCGTCGCGCCCGTAACGTTCGAGGTATCCAGTGTACATCCACTCGAGCAGATCCAGCGTGTCAGGGTCCTTGCCCGCGCGCCGGAACTCGGTGAACTTGGCCTTGGTTGCGGCCTCGTGATCCTCGTCCGCCTTGATGGCAGAGTAGTGCGCGTCAAGGATCTTATGCCACATAGTGCCGCGACCGGCAGCCGTGGTTTCGTCCTTGGCCGTAGTCCACCGGTCGCGATAGGCCAACTGCTCTTTGTGCGGGCACTGTTTGAACGCGTCGAGCTGAGAGAAGCTGATGATAATGTCGCTGGTCACTTCGCCACCCGCTGCCGCAGCTTAGCCTTCAGCTTGTCGGACGCGCCGATGTCGGTCATCTGCTGTAGTGCGTCATCGAGCGTCAGCGGACCGGCGGCAATGTCCTTCTGAAGACGGCTCAGAAGCTTGCTGTCGTGGCCGGGACGGAAGAGGCCACCGGAGGGGTCTCCGCAGCCACAGCCGCAGGGGGTGCGGGCGCCAGCAGCCGGGCGGGTACGAGAGGCCACGGGAGACCCCTCCGGGGCCCGGGACGGGGCACCCGGGTGCGGGGGCTCCTGGCCGATGTCTCGGGCGTTGGCGTTCTCGGCGTGCACCTTGGTCGAGTTGTAAGCGTGAGAAGGTGTCGAGGTTGCCTTGCCTTCGTAACCGCATCGGCACGCGCACTTGAACTGGTTGCCGGTCGTGGTCTCGGGCGACTGCGGAGCGTGCTTGAGATCCTTGGACCAACCGAACGTTTTCTTGGCGGCTTCACTGATCGCCACTGGGCTTACCTCCTGGTGGTGCCGGTGTTGTGTACCTAGTCTACCAGGCAGTTGCCGCCAGAGCAAGTCATGACCGATGACCCGTAACGTTAGCCCATCGCTTACCCCGCCAAATCTCGGACACCGTGGATATCGAAATTCCAAGCTCTTTGGCTACTGCGGTGACCTTGCCCGACTCGCGCCGATTGTATATTGCAAGTATCTGCTGGTCAGTAAATTTGCGGGACCTGCTGCGAGCTGAGTTGGTTCGATGGTACGGGTTAATGCATAGGCTGTTGCCGCACTTGGGGGCCGTCTGTCTGGGTCGGCTTCCGCCGAACCATTCGGATACCATCCAGCTAAACGCCATGTGCGCGGCGCCGCTTCGCTGCATAGGCTTCTTGACGTGGTATATCGGGTGCAGCGTTCCGCCTTTAGGTGCGCGGCGGGTGGCGCCGGTCCAGATCCAGCAGCCGCCCGGAGTTCGATTGATACGCCTAACAAAGTTGCGCCTGCGACGGTTGCGCTTGGTCCATGACTCCCTGTGCTCGTATACGCCGCGAAGGGCTGGTTCCTGAAGCTTTCTCCAGGCCAGCCCTTCGCGGGTTGCTTCTCTGTGTGTCACACTCGCCCTCCGCACACGGGGCCGATGCCCGCGTCAATCGAACGCTCGTCGGTAAGAGTGCGGCTGCACACGCAGCACACCCCGTAAATCTTGCCGAACTCCTGCGCCTCCTCCAGGCTCAGCCGGTGCTCTGCCCGCAGCCGGGCGATGGCGCCAGACTCGAACTGGAACGAGAACGATCCGTCGCCGTTGTCAGCCAGAACCTTGGCGTACTGACGGCCGGAGCCGTGAACCGCGTGCTGAACCTTGTAGATCTGGCCATTTCGGCGGTACATCCCGTCCTCCAGCGCCGGAGCGTCAACGGCGTCCGGCCGGGTGCGAAGGACGTCGATCAGCTCGCTGGCCTCCTTGGCTGACAGCCCGTCCATGTCGATCTGCTTGTGACCCTTGCGCTCGATCAGCGACCGAAGGTAAGTGCGCTGCTTGTCGCTGGCAGGCCGGACGCCGCCCGCTGCCGGGGTGCTAACCGACTTCATGGCCTCAATGACCTTGGATGCGATGGTGCGGCTGATCTGTCCGCCCTTGGCCAGCGTGTCCAGGTGCTTACGGACGTTCGGGCTGAGGGTGTCACGGTCGGCGTTCGCGGTCAGCGACTTGATGAACGCCAACTGCTTTTCCGTGGCGGGGTCGCGCAGCGTGCGGCCGGTGCTGGTGTTGGACCCGTTGCCGTTCGCCCGGCGGTCGGTCTCCACGGTAGTTCCCTGGGCACCCTCGCCGATCAGGCTGTTCAGCTGCGCTTCGTAACCGGACAGAACCTTGGCCAGCCCGACCCGGAGCCCGCAGGGGCTGTCGGCGGAGCAGCACTCCTCGTTGTGCGCGATGAACGCCTCTTCGATCATCTCGATCTGGAATTCGAGACCGGTCTTGCTGGCAACTGCCGCGATGGTGGCCATTGGAGTGTCCCTTCGGTTGATGTACCACCATTCTAACATACGACTTGCTAATGGCGCAAGTACACCTCGACCCCTGCCGCAAAAGGCAGGGGTCGAGGTCTGATCACCTGACAGCAGCAGCAATGATGTCGGCGTGGTCGAACGCCAGGGGCGGCAGGGCGTCCAGAGGCCACCACCTGGCCTCGACCGCATCGTCACCCGCGAACGGGATTACGCCCCACTCGAGGTCGGCCCGATAGGCCACCGTAACGTATCGACCTCGAGGATCGCGGCCAGGCTCATGGAACGCGCCGATTTCGATAAAGTCCGAGTGCATGATCACGCCGGTCTCTTCATCCAGTTCGCGCCGGGCAGCGTCCCGTGCTGTTTCACCCTCGTCGACGTGTCCGCCCGGCAGGGCCCAACAGCCCTTGAACGGGTCCCACCCGCGCTTGATCAGCAGGACCTTGCCTTCAGCCACGGCCACCACGTCTGCGGTTAGCTTGATAACTTCGTCACTCATTTTGATCGCTCCTCGTGCTGCTGCGCGGCCTCGTCCGCTCCGCCGGAGTAGAAGCGGTTCCAGAGGTTACCCGTCAGACAGTCGTAAACTTCCTCGTTGATCTCGCCCCCGTTGGTCAGCACCTCGTTGGCTGTGGCGCCGAACTGCGCGCCGGACAACCGGGTCAAGAACAGAGCCTCCTCGGCTGTCAGAACCAAACAGACCTTACGCGGATCTCCGTCGCTGTTGAGCTTGATGGACTTGACGCGCGCCATCAGCCGGTCACCACCTTGTCAGGGTTGATCGCGTGGCAATCGCGACCGGAATAGCGCCACTCCCCCGCGATGCCGTCAACCACCCAGGGCATCGGGTCGAACGCGCTGCGCGGCTTGAGCAGCATCTTGCGGTTTTCGAACGGCTGCCACGAGCACACGACGACCTTGCCGCTCTGACGCGCCTTCAGCAGTTCCCTGGTGTAGTTGCGCTTCTTGCTCATCTTGGCCCCTCGTGTTGTCTTGGTGTTTCACCATTCTAACATCTGGCTTGCCAATGACGCAAGTACCGGATACAGACAAAGGCCGGTAGTCCCATTTCGTTCTTTGCGGGACTACCGGCCCGAGGGTGTCAGCCGTCTGTCGGAACGGGGAACTGCCGGTTGAACTCGTCCATGCTGTCTGGCTTACCGGTCAGCGTGATCACATTGGAAATCCGGCGACCACCGTTGAGGTAAACCCGGATGGTGCCTTCACCGTGTACGTACCCGGTTTCGATGTCGTGCCCGCTGGCGCGATGACGCCACCTCCCCGCGTGAACCACTTCGAACTCGCTGGAGTTCAGGCGTTCGATCAGTGATTCCAGCTGAGTTCGAATGACCTCAATTCTCTGACGCGGGGTCAAGTTCCTGATCTCCTGTCTCGTCGTCGATGTCGGGGTGGAACACGTGCTGTCGAAGGAAGTCTCCGAAAGCGTCCGGACCCTTGGTGAAGGCGTCAAGCGCCCCCTCGTGGTCCAGATCGTATTCCTTTACGATGCGTCCTAGCAGCCTGCGACCTGGGAGACGTTCACCAGAACGGAGACGAGAGGCCGTGGTAAAGTGGCACTCAACCCGATCAGCAAAGTCGTCCAGTGTCACGGCGCGTCCCGTGCTCTTGTTCATACTCCCATTGTACCACGGAACTTGTCTAGAGCGCTAGTGTGGACATTAGGGTTGGGCTACAGGCCACCAGGGTTGCCGAACTGAGTAGCTCGGACCACTCGTGCCGTGATTGTATTGGCCAAGTTAGTTGTCTGTCGCTCCATGACGAGAAATGCCGTCCGAACACCGCCCCCGATCAGATCGGGGTGCGTAACAAACGGCTGCGTTTCGCCGAGTGCCAGCGAGCTGAGTGCTTCATCCAGGTTGTCGTACAGAAACTGCCCCAGCTGGATGAAGATGTTTTGAGTCGGGAAGCAGTGAACCCGTTGGACTGTGGTCAAGCTCGAAGACCCCGGTAGCGCGGTTACGGTGCCGTCCACGTCGTAAATTGTCGGGTCCACCGTGGTTCGAGTGCTGGCGCCAATCACCTGGGTCTGTGTGACATACCGGAACTCGGCAGGCGACTGTGCGTTGAACGGCGACACGTTGGGGTCGTCGGGGTTGTTCTGGTAGTTAGCTCCGGGATTGAAGATATTACCTGACGTCAAGCTGAACGTCAACGAACTTTCAATGGCCGCTGCCTGAATGCCGTCAACTCGAATGTCTCCGAGAGACAGCAGCAGGTCTTGAGTGAACGATACCGGGTGGGTGGCTAGGACCGGCGAGTCCTGAACGCTTACAATTTCGTTCGACAGCACCACCACACGTCCGAGGATTGCGAACTGTCGCCGCTGTGCTCGGGTCGGAACGCCGTCGTTCTGTACGATCGCGCCTACGTCGTTAACCATGAAGTACGTGAGCGGGTCGGTCAGGTCGTCCAGTGCAACTGTGGTTGGCCCGTATTCAACTACAGAGAAGCCCTGCACAGTTGACGTGTGATCGGTGAATACCGCCACCCCCACCGGAATGTTCACCGATGTTGGGGTATCCAACGTAATCGGACCCGTGGTGTATACGACCCCGGTTGACGATGCAACCGACAGGTCCCGTGCTACTTCCATATCGAAGCCATTGTGCACGATCTGAAGCGCGCCGGTCATCGTGTCGCCCGAACGCTGAACCGCGTCCGTGTTCAGATCCAGTCGAGGGTCATCGCCAGCGGCCACGGTGCCAGCAGTTGAGCCTACGTCTCGAACAGCGCTGTCTCCCAAGCCCAGGTGCTCTCGGGCAAGGTCGGTATCCGCCAACGACGGATTCGGGTAAGTTCCGGTTAGGTCGCCACCTGCCGCGTTGTCCGGAACAGTTTCGCCGGGTGCCACCGCGATAAGGTCCGTAATGTCGATCGAACCCGCGCCGTCCGTCACTTCAAAGTACGCGGTGCGCGGAGGCGCGTTTCTGATTCGCTCAGTGAATCGCCACAGCTTACCCTGGACCGGCAGCACATCCGGAGCGTCTGTTCGTACCAACGACTGGCTGAACTCCCCATTTTCGTTGAGGTCGATTTCTTGTCGGCCCACCATGATCTGGTTGCCGTCTTCGTCCGTCCAGACGGATGGACTGGGACTGAATATCACACTGCCGGTGCGCGGCAGACCGGTAACGGGATGCGTGTACTTGCCAGTAACCACGCGCCGTGGGGGTAACGCCATATGCAGTCTCCAGCCTCAAGTAGAACTTTCTGCGGTCACTTCTTGCGCAGGCCGCTGGCCACCTCGAACGCGTACTGCCAGGTCTTGGGTCCGGTGAGACCGTCCGCCGGTCCGAGATCGCGCAGGTAGTGACGCTGAAGTGCTGCCACCTTCTGCATGTCGATGGGGTTCATTCGGGTGGACGGGCCGACCTTGTATCGCGGTCCCCAGTTACCCTTGTGCAGCCATTCCTGCAGCCGCCGAGCGTGCGCGTTGTTGGCGCCCAGCACGAAGAACTGACGCCCGGGGAACGCAGGGATCTTCGGTTTGGATGCAGCAGGCGGAGCGGTGACCGTTGAACGAGGGATCTCCAGGGGCTGACCGGGAATGATCAAGTCAGGGTTGGTCAACTTGTTGACCTTGACCAGATCGTTCACGGTGGTCTTGAAACGTTCGGCGATAGCGGTCAGAGTGTCCCCCCGGACCACAGTGTAAGTGTTGCCTCCAGCAAGCCGAGCCGCGATGCGGGTTCGCATCAAGTTCATGGTGAATCCGCGCGGGTCGATTTTGCCAGACCGCCACTCGAGGTGACCGATCACTGACTGTTCGTTCCACTTGTGGAACCGACATACCGCAGCCGACACGCGTTCGATTGCGTCAAGCTGCTCGTCAGGCCAGGGGTCCTTGCCATCGCCCATGTTCTCGCACTCGAACCCGTAGAACCGGGCGTTGCCGTCCGTATTGTTGGACGTGGGTCGAGGGCGGGTGGCGCTTTCTCGCATGACAGCGGCCAAAACCGTCTTGTCACCGGAGCCCGCGTGGTTGGTTCGGCCATAACCGATCAGATGAACTGTGCCATCCTTGGCGATCACACCGTGACACAGCGGGCCCGGTAGACCCGCGTATCCGTCGCGACAGATCTCCACGGTTCTCTGAGTTCCTCGGGTGACTGTGTGATGGATCATCACGCCGTTGACCGGACCCCACGCGCCGATTCGGTCGCGGTTGTGGGTTCGCCAAGCCCCTACTTCGACTACCGACACACCCTCCTGTCGAAGGATTCTAACGAAATCACCGCTGGGCATGGGCTTGGCCATGGTCGTACCGCCTATCTTTGTTAAGACTCCGATCGAGTCTTCTTTTTGTTGGCCTGAAAAGTCCTGGCGGAGGGCTGAGCGGGTCGAGTCCTTCGCGGCGGCATCACCGGAGAACCGTACGTGCCGTCCGCCAGCGACACCAGGAAATCCGCCCAGGATTTGCCGCCGCAGCCGCGTAGAGGCGAAGGAATGATGGACTCGGCATACCGGAGGTCGGTTTCCGACAGACCATCGGCAACGGCTTGACGTACCAGTACGGGGAGTTCCTCCAGCGAGCTGGCATGCAACCCTACCGGCAGAGTGTAGACCTCCTGCTCGAGGGTTCCGGCGCGGCAGCTGGCTCCTCGCTGAATATTTCGCTGACGGGTCATCCATGAAGGCAAAACGATGGGCTTACCCAGCACCAGCGCTTCATGGATGGACGATCCGCCGTCCGGAATCACCACCTGCGCTTCGACGTACTGAGACAGCGTACCGCAGTGGCCGGGGGAGTGGCGGGGGTGCGGAGCCAACACCACTTCGAACTCGTCAGAATCGAACGCCGACAGCATCAGGTCTCGGTTCCACCAGGAAGTGGCGCGGGCTCCGGGCGCTCGTCGATTCCCGTACCGGTGTGCTTCACTGCCGCCACCATGAGTAGGGGCGTACAGAACGCGAGTACGGCCGTCCATCGACCACACGTCTGTGCCGTCGATTTGATCGTTGAACACGGGATCAAGCTTGGGATATCCTAGCTCCACAATGCGACGGCCCCTGAAGGTGAGGGAATCTGCGAAACGGTTTCGCCAGCGTGTTACCCGCCTGCCGCCGCTAGCCTCGATCTTCCGAGTGAACGCAGGTCCCGGCACGACCATGTGGGTAAAAGTGCTGGTCTTGACGTTGTCTCGGTACCGTTTGTCAGCTATGCCGTGACTAGTGTGCACCGACGCCACCTCCTGCCGCGCAGCCACCCGCTGATATCGGTCGCGATTGCACAGATACACGTTGACAGCGTGGCTCCTGGGCTGTCGATCGACGGTATACGGGTACCCCAACGCATCAAGGGCTTCCCACACCGGCCGGTAGTACAGATCGCCTTGACCACCCAGGATCAGACCCGAAGAGTCCCACGAGGTGTCGTTCATCGCAAAGTGCAGAGGGGCAGCCATGGCCGTTTAGGTCTCCGGGGTCCACAGGTATGGGCGGGTGTAAGGAGGCGAGAACGAACGATCGTCCGGAACGTCTTGTAGGACAACGTTCTTTTCGTCAAGAAAGTCGTCCCACGAGGATTCGCGGCTTTTGCCGATCTCCTGATCGAGCCGCTTCATCACGGCAGTACGGCGCTGGCGATTTTCCGGTACCGAGTTCTTCAGGTGGTATATCCGCACGTCAAGATGCGGGTGCAGCTTTCGGCGCTTCCTAGCTCCGTTGTTGATTATCCGAGAGTGGATACGGCGGTGTCCGACGCGACCGAACATGTCAGCCACAGGAAACAGCCGAAACCGGGGCCGGTACTTGAACTGGCCGTCGATGCGGAATTGCGCCATGGTCCACATCTCGCAAATACGGACTGCCCTAGGAGCCTTGGGGCCGGTGTTAACGGCGTCACGGATGACGTCGGCTGCTCGGTCCTCGAATCGCTCGTCAGGGGACGATAGCAGGAACCATCGACCCCCCATCTTTCGAGCAAAAGCTCGTTGCTTGCGCCGGTAGGCGCCTTCATCTTGCCAGTCTCCGCGCTGCTTACGGTTGTCGATGACGTGGAAGTCGTCGACTATCGGCTCAATATTTTTGATGAAATCGTCAACCAGCCACTGGGGTTCCCAGCGCCAGCCGAACACAGCTACCAGCTTGTTTCTGTTCACGACGTTTCCCACACCCACTCCGGAGCCGAATCATCACGGGGTAGCCCCAACGCCAGCGCCCCACAGTAAACACCGTTGCCAAAAACGTCGTGGAAGTGTTCTAGGTTGCCTTCCCGAATGTTGGGGTTTACAAAGCACGCGCGCAGACCAGCGGCGGTAGCCGCAAGGTACATTTGCCCTAGTGCCGCTCCGGCGTCCAGATACGGCATGTACGAAATCTCGTTGCCTGCCTTGTATGCCCGAGGATCGCCCATCAGCAGGAGTACAGCCGGTGCTCGATGAATCCAGCCCACACCGCCCACTAGCAACCCACCCAGCAGCGCTCTTTCATCCCGTCCAGTTACAACTTTGACGCTGACGCCACGTCTGTCGCAACTGGACGGAGCCCGACCTGCCGCTTTCAGAACGTCGTCAAGCGAGTCATCCGGAATCGGGTCATCAGAAAACACGCGGGCAGAGTGGCGCTCTTCGATCAAGCCCATCAAGACGTCTCGCTTGCGTCGCTGATGAGCCAGATAGCGCTCCTGGTATGGGTCCACTACAGAATCCTAGCAAACAGGATACGGGTCTGTCCAGGACCACCCCTGAGGATTACATCGTCAGTAGCGGTGCCGGAGACTCGAACACGCCAGAACAGGTCGCCGCCAGCGGCGCCCGTGGTGATAGTGCCTTCATCGCTGGCGTTGTGAAAGTTACCGGCGGTACTGGCGTCGGAGCCGCCAATAATCTGGAACGTCGTGTTGGCAGGGCGTCGCTTGATGATTAGTGACCCGGTGTTCAGACCGGTACCGGGGGACGCTACGTACGAGCTGGTAAACCTGTTGACAACGGTACCGGAGGGCACAAGCCAGTTAGCTGCCAAGGCGGAGTTAGATCCGGACACCGCACTGTACGAGATAAACAGGTGATGCCAGTAAACAGCGTTCGGCTCGAGCGGTATCACGATGTCGGTGTCTACCACCGTGGTACCGGAGACAACCTGATCCTCAGCTTGTTCGATGATACGGATGTTTCGGGCGTTGGCTCTTTCGGCCGTCCACACTAGTCCCGCTCGAAATTCAGGAAACGCAGGCATTCGGTAGCCTCCTCACAGTGCAATCACTCCGGGCCTATTCAGACTGATGCTGGACCCCTGATCGTGATCCTTGACGACGCCGTTGATTCCCCGCTCCACTCCGAAGCGCTGCGGATTAATCACCTGGAAGTCGGAAAACCTTAGCTGCGGATTGACGTTGGTGTTACCGCCGAAAGTGGAAGCGCTAATCCCGACCGCACCCGCTGCCACGGTGTCAACGTTTACCGTTCTATCGATGTGCCAGATGTGAGGCTCAGTCATCAGCTGGTCGCCGTCAAATCCGGGTCGTCCGGTTTGCCACGCTCGAGCCAGCACATGGTTGCCGGTTAGTCTGACTCTGAAGTGGAATTCGTCGCCCGGATCGTAAGTCAACGGAACCGAAGGCGACGACCCGATTGCTGTTGTTCCCGAAGTGACCGACATGAACAGTTGGCCGCCAACCCCGAAGTGCAGACGTGCTCGGTAGTATTCAGCTCCGACTCCGGTACGACGTAGCAAAACCGAGGGCAACATTGACGCGCCCGTGGCCGTCTGGTCCACTGAAATCTTGACCAAAATTTCACAGTCTGTTAGAAACTCCTCAGTCAACGTCTGGAAGCGGACGGACGATGAGGACGCCTGTAGTGTAACGATGCCCCGGTTGCTCGAAACCGACCTGTCAGTCGGGTCACCGCCCACCTCCAGCCACGCAGTGCCCGAACTCGCCACCCCCCACGTGTCGGTTTCAGTTCGTCGAAAGTTGTCCCATTCAGTAGGCTCGATGGCCTCGACTCGCATAGTCTCTCCGCCCGTGCGAACGTCGAACGGAAAGTCAGCCGGATTTACCGGGTCTATTCCGTCCGATACGATCCACAACGGCGATGAGCGGGTTTCCGGCTGTATCGTTTCGACCAAAAACTGATCGTCGCCAGCCCCTACGGAGTCGTACAGTTCGGAGCCCGCAGTGTCCAGCCGACTGGGCTTGTCCGGCGGAACATCCAAAAGCTCAAAGCTCAGATCGTCCACGAACGCGGCGTCGGAGCCGTCGCTAACGCTGGAGTCCTTGAAATATCTAAGAGTAGCCGTAGTTACACCGGAGACGTCAAAGACGGCTCGAGTCCAGTCTACTTCGCCCGACGCCTCTAGTGCTAGCTCTTCGTCCAAATGTACCTGGAAGAAATCGAAGTCTTCCTCCGAGCTGACCAGGTACATCAAGGTCATCTTGATGGCTCGATCCGGCACGATAATAACAGCGTCCGACTGCTCATCGTGCGTAATCACACCCGATCTGAAAGACCACGAACCCGAAAACGCTTCGTCAGTGGTTCGGAACCAAGCCGCGTCTCCGCCGTCCTGGATTTCGAATTTACGCTCTTCCTCTTCGAAGTGGTCTGTTACGGTTTCAGTCGGTTCGATAACTACGACGTTCCAGGGAGAAGCCGGTGAGCAGTTTAGCAGAAAATCCCACCGGAACGCATTGATTCGTTCGGTGTACCCCTCAATGATCAGGTCGATGTCGTCGGGAGGATACCCTTCCGGCGGGTTAACGATATGCATCCGGTCTTGGGTGTCCAGGGCCAGAACATCATCTGCCAGGTACCGCACTCGTTCGTTCGCCATGTTTATGTGAACGGAAGGCCACCGCTGCTCGTCGATAGTTCCCAGATGAACCCGCCACCCTGCCTGCGATGGCAAGTCCTCGTCTCTGAAGGCGTTCAGAGACACGCTGGTATCGTATCGGCCGACTCCATCGGGCGGGTTGTTGATCGACAGCGGTCCTTCGTCCAGTGAAAATTCGGATCGCCCACCATCGAAGCGGGTGGCGATAACAGCGTTGATCAACTTCTGGTCATCCTGGGTCGGAGCCGGTGCGCTGCCAAGTTCGCCCTCTGACCAATTTAGAGTCAGCATGACGTCTTGCAGATACCTTGACCGATTGGTTCGATACACCAGACCGGGCCCGTCACGGGAGTCGTATATCAAGCCTCCGTCTAGCTGTTCCTGGTGCCGAAGCAGAGACAGGAAGCTGTCCAGTTGCTGCGGTCCGGCCAACTGCGTGTCTTCGAAGGGACCACTAACCACCAGGTCCGTGTTGTTGTCGTCCCCCAACCGATGGAAGTTGTCACCCGCCGGAGCGCCCTCAAGGCCGTTGGCCGCGTTAAAAATGGTCTCAGCTGTGGGGTGACTATCAAACACAAAATAGCCGGTGACATGCCCGACCGCGATAGGTGTATGTTCGTCCAACCCGTCCCGCGCATCGTTCTCAAGCACGAACCGAAATGCAGGTTGAAGGGTGAATGCGTGCGAATCCGAGTCGATCTCAGATCCGTCAATAAAGATGGTCCACGAGGTGGTGGAAACTCGCAACCGTATTGTGTGCAACTCGTTGTTGAACAGTGTAGGCACGTTCTGGCTGGATAGCAACGAGATGCTGGATGTGGTTTCGCCGATGTGCTCAACCCGCAAGATAACGTTACGAGTATCGGCTTCAGTGATCAGATGCCAGATGCGTCGATTGTCATCGTCGGTACCTGCCCCAACGTCCATGATGCTGAACGTTACATCGCCGCCAGCCCCCCGACGCACGTAGTCCATGTCCCACCGGTCAGACACCTGTGAATCGAGGTTACCGAAAACGTACGTCAGCAGATCGGTGGGGCAGTTCAGGACGTTCTCCATATGCGCACCCAATACGCCCTGGCCCCACCCCATTCGGTACCGAACGCCGTCATTGTCGGTCATCCGAGACCTTACAAAGAAGTCTCCGATGCTGGGCGCAGCCACGTCCCCTGAGCCCGCTTGTTCGGTCAGCGGCCAATACGACCGGGCGCGGCTGGCGAACTGTTCGGTCAGGGTCTGGAGAGCCGAAGGTAGCACGGCACTGGACTGGCGGATACGGCGGGTGGAGCCGCTGGCGGTTATCGGCACCCAGTGATCGTTGCCTGACAGGTCCCAACGCTGCGGCCATTCGGAGATCTCACCAGCGAATCGCTCCTGACGATCCGTGATCTCCGCCTCGCCGGTAAGAGTCCACGGCACTCCTGCGTCATCCGTAAAGGAAATGGTGCCGATTTCCAGGGCGGTAAAGTCTGCCTGTACTACTGTAGGGCCGTCAATGCCGTCATGTATCTGCAGTCCGTACGCTTCCATAAACTCGTTGTTTATGGATTGCGTGATGCCAAGCTCCAGGGCGGCAGCACTGTCGTGAATCTGCGTGACACCCGCCCGAACCTCCGGGTCTCCCAGTTGAGTCCAGGGTCCGTTGATGGTTTCGCCTGTGTAGAAAGTTACTACGTGGTTGCCGGTCAGATCGTCCGTGAGCAGTGTCACACGAAACCGAATTCGCCTGCCGCTGACGGAAGGCAAAACCGGAGAACTAACGGTGTTCTGGAAGACGCTGGCGCCGTCTTCCGACCAACTGAAGTCGATTCGGTTAGGGTGTTGACGCAGCTGAAACGAGTTGTCGCCGATCTCTCCCTTTTCAAGGAGGTCTCCGAAGTCTTGAAAACCTCCTAGCCCACCGCTCCAAGAGCGTAGAGCGAAGTCCATGCGGATGTCAATGTCACCGGTCACGCTGATCTGCGGCGAGTCGGGAGTGGTAGCCACCGACTCTTGGTCGTCAGGCAACCGGGCGTACGGACTTCCTGCGAAGATGGCAAGGCGGAACGGTGTGTTACGGCCGATCTTGCCGAACAGCGGGGAGTCCGGATTGGTCGGAGTGTACAGACCATCACGGTTGTTGATGACCATAGTACACTTGGAAGGGTCGGCAAACGCGCCCTCCTCGCGTCGGCCATACTCGATCTGCACGTCGTGAGTCATGCGCAAATCTTCCCGAATGCTCAGCCACTCTTCCTCGACGAGGATTTCGGGCTCAACTATCAGGGGAAATTCAACAGTCACTTTGACTCCTCCTGACCGTTAGACCGTGGCCTGGACATCGAGACCTTCAGACCGCATCATCCGGCGCCACATCTCAACCATGCGAACGTCGGTGCCGGTGACGTCTACAATCAACCGCTGAGGCTCGAACTCGGTTCGAGTAGTAGTCCGTACGTCTCCCACCATGTTGGGGACGTCGTTGCCCAAGTTCCGCAGAGTGGTTCGGATGTTTCGAGCACCTCTTTCGATACCGTTGGCGAAACCTTCCATAACCCAGTCGCCTGCGGGTTCTAGCAACTGAAGGTCAACGCGTCGCGGACCCTTCCAGTTGGTTAGCTGCCTACCTACCCACCCAGCAGCGTCTTTGACTACGTTCTTGGCTCCGTCCTTGATGCCGCTGGCCAGTCCTCTCATCAGGTCCCATCCGGCGGACACCAAACTGCCTATCCCGCTTGCTATCCCCCTGACGATGGCCGGGATGACCTCAAGAATGATGGTCAACAGGATAAGTGGAATAGCCTTGATCAGTCCCTTAACCAGGGCGATGATGATCCTAACACCTGCCGAAATAATCACGGGTAGCAGCCTAATTATGACCTTGACAAGAGTCGGGATCATGTCGAACACAAACTGAATTAGCATGGGAAGAGCGTCTACCAGACCCTCAAGCAAAGCTTCTATCAGTTCGACGCCCGTGTCTATGATGGTAGGCAGCATGCTGACCGCAGTCTCGACCAACGACACCACTACCTCGACGGCAAAGTCGATGATGTCGGGCAGGATCGAAATTAGACCTTCCAGCAAGGCCAGTAGCAGTTCCACACCCGCTTCTACCAGCACCGGCAGGAACTCGAGGATGGTCTCGATCAAGGTGGGCAACGCGTCGCTCGAAATGAACTCGAGCAATATCGGCAGAGCCTCGGTTATTCCGGCCAGCAAAGCGTCTATTAGCTGGGTTCCGGACTCGACGATGAACGGCATCGCTTCAGTCAGCGTTTGTATTACAGCGCTGATAAGCGATACGATTCCCTCAACCAACAAGGGCAGGATTATCGCAACGGCGGTCAGCAGACCTTCGAGCAGAAGGACGGCACCTTCGATCAACAGCGGAAGCGCCATTATCAGCACATCGACCAGCTGTTGAATCATCGCGCTGATGGCTTCGATCAACTGTGGTATGATGATCGGAAGTGCTTTGACCAAAACTTCGAATAGCTGAAGTGCCGCCTCAAACAGAGCCTGCCGGATCTGCATGACTGTTCGAATGATGTCGGGCGCAGCATCTGCGATAGCCTGAACGACATCCCTAAAGATGTCCTGCAACGCGGACAAGAGCTTAGGTCCGTCAGCCTTAAAAATCTTGCGGACTTCGGCCAGCGCTCCACCCAGACCGTCTTTACTAAAGGCTTCCTTAACGTCCTTGGCTCGGTCTATCAGCTTACCGAAGATGGCCTTAAGCTTGCCGACCGCTTCGCCGATAGCGCCACGGAACGACTCGGAATTCTTGATGGCCCAGACAAACGCTGCTACCAGCGCCCCCAACGCTGCCACCACCAAGAAGATGGGGTTGAGCAGCATGGCGAATCGGAGCGCAGCCAGCGCTCGGATTACCGTCATCACCGTAGCCGCAACTACGGTAAGTTGCGTAATGAACGACCCTAGCAGCCAGATAAGCGGGCCGACAGCGATAAGTATCGCTCCGGCCGCTAGAGCGTACTTAAGGAACTTGGGGTCGCCGTTCTTTAGAGCTTCCGACACGCGGGTGATGGCGTCAGTCAGCTTGGTTACCAGCACGCGTACGTGATCGAGCGCCCCAGAATCGGACATCAGAACAAGGTGGAACTCTTCCCACGCAGACTTAAGGCGACCCATATCGCCGCGTAGGTTATCCCCCATGACCTCGGCCATAGTGGCAGCCGAACCCGTGGTTTCCTGCATCTCCTTTTTGAGTTCGGCCAGCCGCTCTTCAGACAAACCTAGAGTCGAAGCAAATTTACGGCCGTGTTCCTTACCGAACGCTTCAGTAATATCACTGAAGCCTAGACCCGCTTTTTTGGCATCGGTAATTACGTCGGTGAAATCTCGGGCAACGCCGTTGGCGTCCATCAGCGAGATTCCGTACTTGCCGAAAACCTTGGTAGCCTTAGACCCCTCGTTCTGCATGTCGCCGAGGATCGACGCCAGGGCGGTTCCCGCTTTTTCGCCCTGAATACCGACGTCGCCGAATACCGCCACCGCCTGCGCTGCCTGCTCAACAGACCAGCCCGCCAGGTTGGCCGGACCCGCAACCTCAGCAAACGCGGAACCCATCTGAGCAACTGACGTGTTGGCGATAGACGCGCCCTTAGCCATCGCGTCGGTGATTCGCGTAAGTTCTGAAGCTTCCATGCCCATACCGGACATCACGTTAGACGCAATGTCAGCGGCGTCGGCAAGATCTAGCTGACCGGCAGCGGCCAAGTCGAGTGTGGCGGGCAGAGATTCGATGATCTGACCAGTGCTAAGACCAGCCATACCGAGGAAGCCCATGGCGTCGGCTGCTTCGGTGGCACTAAACTGAGTAACCTTGGCCAACTCGCGCGCGCGGTCGGCCATCTTGTCCATTTCGTCGGACGACGCACCGGTAACGGCCTGGACCAGGCTAAGGCCCTTTTCGAAGTTGGCCGCTGTGTCTAGGGCAGACTTGCCTACAGCGGCCAACGGAAGCGAGATGCCGAGGGCCATGCTTTTGCCAACGTCGGCCGTGCGCTGACCCGCTCGCTCGACACGACCCAGCTGACGATCGATGTTGTCAGCCGCGCGCCGAGCGCCTCGATCCAGGTCGCTTGCGTCCAGTCCGAGACGAACCATCAGATCGGCCAGAATTGCCATGTTGGCGCTCCTTTCTGATTCGGCGAGCTTCCCTCTTGCGCTGCGTTGCTTCGTCCCGGTTGTACGCGGACTGGACGCCCTTGGCTATCCTCAACATCTGGCTCGGAGTCATGGGCTCCTTCGGACCCCACTTGATCATGTGGTCTTCAATGGACGACTTCCTACCGCGCTTCAGGTGCGGGGATACCACGTCCATGCCCAACCGGGCAAACAGATAGTCGAATCGGCGAGGACCGATCGAACCAAAGATGTTCTCATAGGCGACAAGGTAGGTTAGCTCTTCCTCGGTGAATCTGTCAAGCACCTCAGAAGGAGTCATTTGGAACGCGACGGCCAGTTTGTACTGAAGGGCTAGCTCTGGCCGTCGTCGGAATTTCCCTCAGCGTCCTTGACCTTATCGCCGAAAGTCTTGTCCTGGTCGGACAGCTTGCCGATCAGAACGAACAGACCGGCGATAATGCCCGCGTTCTTCTTGCTCAGGATCTTGGAGCCCTCTACCGGGTCCGTGAAGATCTTCTCGTCGGTCTCGGGATCGTACAGAGCGTGAGCCACCAGCGTTGCCCGGTTGCTGTTGGTCTGCACCTCGGCCATGTCCGTCTTGGTGCTCATCTGCAACTTGTGGACGCGGTTCTGGTACGTCTCCCAGACGTCAGAGGGCACGCTACGAACCCGATACTTGGCGTTTCCCCACTCGGGGATGTCTACATCCTCGTACTTGCCATCGTCCGAGTTACGGATGAGTTCCTTGAGGCTGGACATGGGGGTGACTCCTGTCAGGGTCAGCTTTCGTCGTTGAGGAAGTCGGGCTTACCCGAGATCTTGAACGAGGCGGAAGCGGTGAGCTTGTCGTCGTGCGGGGCGTCCGGCTCGAACGAGACCAGACCAGCCTTGAAATGCCAGGTGGTCTCTTCCGGGTCGGGCCAGATGATGCGGTAGTTGCGCGGCTCCGAAGTGTCGAAGTCGGTCATCAGCAGGTCGTGGATGGGCGGATCGTAGTTCAGGTCCGCCGACACCTCACCCGTCCGCTTGATGCCGAAGATGATCTCTTCCCACTGCTCCGGGGAGTCGTGAGCCGTGACGTCCAGCTGTTCACGGGTGATGGACGGACCACCCAGCGAGGTGATGTTGGCGATCGCCACGTAATCTTCGCCGTCGATGGTCTCCTCACGCTCGAAGCGTACCCCGAATGCGTCAAGTCCAGCCATGGCTAAGCACCTTCCTTCTCTTGTTCAGTGTTGATCCGGTAACGCACCGGGACGTGTCTGAGGCGGGGGTTGGGGTCCCTAAGCGTCCTGGTCATGTCCAGCCGAATGGACACGATGTGGTGCCCCTCAACCGACAATCTTTGGTTTTGATGGTTGAGCACCCCGGTTATCTCTTTGACGATAGTCAGAGCTTCAGAGAACCCCTCGGATTCAGTCCACACATGCAGGGTGTGCGTAGTTTCTGACCCATATCCGCCGTGATGGTTGTCCGGTAGCTCGGTGCATTCGCCGATAACCACGTACGGTTTGGGCTCAGTTTCCGGTGGCTCATCGAATACCGGAACACTGAGGTTGGCCGACAAGGTTTCGAACAAGGCTATCTGCAAGGCCAGCAACGGCGAGTCAGCAACCGGGTTGATCACGGCAGCACCTCCCGACGAACGTGCTCCTTAACCGCTCGGGGAAACCGACGACGCGCAGACTCAGCGGCGGGGGTGGCGTACGGCTGGCTGGGGGTGTCGCTGGTTCCGTACTCTACAGCCAACGCGTAGTCGATCTCGTCCCCCGGGCCGATTTCAGCCGTTAGTTCGTCTCGACTGATGTCTGTTCGGATGGAGTCCCGAAGAGCGCCCGTGTCCACGGGAACGAAATCCTCCATGTCGGCGTGAACTTCTCGGGCGGTCTGTTCTATCGCCCGAGCTGCTCCGCGCAGCATTTTGTCCGGAAGCTCTTGCAGCGCACGCCTGAGTTCATCCGCACCTTCGATGTGAACCGACCGCCTAGCCATCAGGACTCCACTTCGTTGGTGGGTTCCGACTGCACTAGCTCGCATTCAACCCTGATGTAGACGTCAGGGTTGGTGGACAGCTGAGATCCCATGATCCTGAACTTTTCGTCAAAGTCAGGATCTCGCCACTCATCCCCGCGCAGGACGTCAGACCCCTCGTCTGCGTAGCCGATGTGGGTAAGTTCAGCAGCCGCCTGCATGGGGCCGATAGCAGTTCGAGAGAACGTACGTTCGGACACCGACGCTCTCGACATTCTGACATCCAGGTAGTGCGAAAACACCCGATCGGTGATCCATCCGCCAGCGCCATCGGCTATGCGCTGCTTTCGCCAGACCTGTACAGTTCTGTTGAGCAGATGGGCCACCGACATGGTCTACGACTCCTTGACAACGCGCCTGATCTTGGGTCCTTCAGCGCTCGGCTCGACGACCAGCTCGATGCCCTCGTCGGCGTCGGTCTTGGGTGGGTCGGAGTCGGGCTGAACTTCAGGGCTGCTGACCGGCGGCTGATCCGTTCGAACGGCAGGAGAATCGGCCCGAGCTGCCGGAGACTTGCCGTCTCGACGAGACCCGCTGTCCGTTTCACCCGCGTGCGCTGACCCCTGAAGAGGTCGGGCAGGGAGAAGACTTCCGACGCGCTCCCACCGGCTGGATTCGTCCATCTTGAGGATGAGACGCTTTTGCCGCCGCTCTGCTCGCTTGGGACTGGACGACCGAGATGCCGCTTCCTGCGGGGTGGGGACCTTCACCACCCGTCGGGTGCTGGTATTGTGGTACGTGATGGGCATTAGTCGAATTCTCCTTTATCTACGGGAAAGGCGATGTCCGCTTCCAGAAGCAGACGTTCCGGCATGTCGCCTTCCAACGTTATGTGACCGATGATCGTCTCGTCAACGGCTTCAAGGATCAGCCGATCCTCTTCAGCCGTGGTGTAGATGCTAACCGACCCCGGCCCATGGGTGTCGTAAGCGTAGTCGCCGATCCGCTCCGACTTCAGGCCGCGAGGGTTAGTCGTTGCCCGAGTCACCATATTGAAGATGATCGGCTTGATCTGCCGGGGGACTGTTTCAGCGTCGGCGTCATCTAGGTGGGGTTGCGCCACCCGCCGCACGATCGCTGACGCGTCGGTTAGAAACGCCTCGATCTGCGCGCGTTTGACTCCGGTGAACGTGCGTCCGGCCCTAGCCTCATATTCGTCGATGGTCAGAAAGTCAGGCATCGGGCACCCCCTCTTTCAGGAACCGCTGAACTCGGGAGCGCTCAGCGCTCCCGAGTCGATCAGCTCTCGTCGTCCTGGCCGAGGGTGACCACGCGGTCGATGTCCACCAGGCTGGCGCCAGCGTACGTGGACAGAACCGACTGAGTTTCCAGGTCGGCGGACACCCGGAAGACGTGGCGGATGCCGATACCCTCCTCGACCATGGTGGCCGAGTCGATGGTACCGGGGATGTCGGCCGGGGTGAGGTTGGCGAACGCGAATGCGGACTCGTGGTACGCCAGCGCCCGGAATCCGGTCAGACGCGGGTTCTTGACGACGATCAGACCCCGGTATTCACCGAGGATGCCGCGCCGGAGAGCTTCGGTGGCAACCTCTCCCTGGTAGTCGGTCAGGGACGCGCCGTTGGGGCTGGTCAGCCGGGCCGCGAACTGCGGACTTACGGCGAGGAACCGCGAGTCCATCGGGTTCTCGGCCTCGTCCAGGTCGGCCACGGCGTCCGCGACCTCGTTGTCGAGGTCGGAGCCGTCGAGAGCGACCTCTCGGTCGATGGGCAGACCCTGCATCACGTCGGCTAGCTGCCGCTCGGCACCACCGGCTACGGCGCGCACCTGCGGTCGGGTGACCTGCTGACCGAAGTTCACGATGTCGAGGGTGCGCTGGTGCTCATTGACGGTCGCGGCGTCGTAGACGTGCTCGACGTCGAACTCCACCTCGTCCTCGTCGATCTCGGTGTACGTCAGCGCGCCCCCGCGCTCCTGAATGCGCGCCGTCCGGGGGACCGGCACTCGCAGGATGGTGGTACCGCCGGACGGCGGAGCCACGTCGCTGGAAGGGACCTGCAGAACCGTCTGCGTCAGGCTGAGTTCAGCGCTGAGCAGGTCGATGGCGAGCGTAGAAACGCTGGCCGATGTCACAAAGGTCATGGTGTTTCGCTTTCTGTGTTAGGACCTCCGGGCATCGGCCCGAAAGGTTAGCGTCGTTTCTTTCCGAGAACCGCGCTTAGGATGTCCTCGCGCGACATTCCGCTGTCGCCGCTGGCGGAGCCGCTGCGTAGCTTCTCCTTGGGCTTGGATGAGCCGTTGGTGCGGGTGGTAGTCCGAGCGGCCTTATCGGCTTCAGTCTTGGCCTTGGCAAATTCCAGGATGGCTTCCGCCTGCTCGGCCAAGTCTTCCTCTGTCTCGGCACTCAGGAGTTCGACCGGAACTCCCGTCTTGCGTGCGGTGTCAGATCGGAGGGCGCGAACTCGATTGGTCTCGTTTTCGCTCTGGAGCTGTTGCACCTGTTCGGCCAGCCGCTCCATTTCGGACTTGTCGGCGCGCTCAGCGTCCTTGATACGCTTGGCTGCGTCGGCGTTCTCGCGGGCTGACTTCTCGTTCGCCTTGGCTCGCTTCTCCCACTTGCGGGCCATAGCCTTCCAGTCCACGCCCGTGGTACTGCTGGTGCCAGCCTGGGAATCGCCACTCGCCCCGGTGGTGTCGTCCTGGCCCTCCGTGGCGTCCGTCTCGCCCTGAGAGCCGCTACCGATCTGTGAGCCCCCACCCTGGTCTTCCGTGCCCTCGGAAGTATCCTCTGTGGCCTCGTCCTGCTGATCTTCGTTCTCTTCGGTGTCAGCCATGCGGCTATCTCCCGTTAATCAGGCACCCTGCGGTGCCGGGTTCATGACCCAGCTCAGTCGCTGGCGTCTTCCAGATGGCGCCGCAGATGGCGCTCAACCGCAGCACGATCAGCAGCCGGGATGCTGGCCTGCGACAACCTAGCCAGTGCGTTACGCACGGCCGGTAATACCGCAGGAGATCCGACGCGGGGAGCGTGATGCGGAAACTTGTAGGCAGCTTTGACGTCCGAGTCCATGTCAGGATCGGTCCAAGCATGCATATATCGTAGAACCTCAGGATCATTGGGCGCTGCGGCGGTTGCGGCCGGTCCGTCCCAAGGACGTTCTACGGCGTCAGTCGAATGAGATCGAGTCGCTGGCATCGTCGTCTTCCTCAGTCTCTGACTCCGACTGATCGGATTCAACACGCTGGTCTGTGGTCGAAGCCGCTTCATGCAACTTGACAATGTCCGCTCCTGAGAAGGGAAGGTGATCCCACAGCGCGCGCGGGTTGACTCCCAGCTTGTCGGCGATGTCGCCCAGCATGCTAACCAACTGAATGGCCCGCTGATCGAGGGTGGGCTTCCACCTGACACGGGCCATCGGGTCCAAATCTATCCCGATCAGGTTGCCTGCCTGGCCCAACAACTGCTCGTGAGACTCGCCGTAAATGATCTGGCGTTCCGCCACCTTGCGCGCCGTGGATTCGCGGTTTTCTACCAGCGCAGCCGCTGCCAAGTTGGCCAGCGTTCCCAAAAGCTCATTTGCCGGAGTTTGGCTGATGGCGGACATCATGCGCAGCGCTGCTTGGCGGGACTCAAGGAACCCGTCAAGCTGAGTCTGGCTCAGTTCTTCGAACTGAACGTCGCCCGGTTCCGCGTTCACGGTCATCATGGTGTTGGCGGATGCCTTCACCAACTTGGCTTCCAGTTCCTTGACCATCCGGCCGATGATGATCTTTCGGCCGTGCGCTCCGTAGTGCTGAGCTACCAGCAGGTGGAACGTCGTCAAGTTTATCTGATCCTGAAGCGTGAACAGCGGCTCAACATCACCTATAACCGGGTCGTCAAGGTCCTCATCCGATACGTACCGGACGATGGGGGTGACGTCCTGCTCATGCGACGTGTCGGACCCGGGAACGAACTGAAACGACGTGCCCCGACTGGTCCCCCCAGTACGTCGACCCGTGGAAGACCGCAGCAAGTCGTACGTGTTCTCGTCGTCGTACAGTCGCCATGGCCCGCCGGATCGCTCTTCCAGCCCGAACCTAGGCCAGTCCATGTCGGACCCGAATGCGGTGGTCATACGCTGAGGACTAACAGGCCGAAGCAACGGAACGCCGTTGTCGCCCGGCAGGATCGTGGCGTACGCTGACCCGTAGCTACCGGCCGACCTGTGCACACCGATCTGCTTGCGGTCCCACCGGTTGCGCTGCCAGATGCCCCAGATCACCTCGGAGCCGACTTCATCTTCCGAGGTGTACCCGTCCACAAACATCTGCTGCGTGGTCGACTTGACCACTAGGTTCATCACGTTGACTCGGGCCATTTGTGCCAGAGCCTGAAGCTCGCGCGGAGCCCCCATGGGCAGCCATACCAACCGAGGTTCTCCGGTCAAGTAGTCCCGGATCTTTTCCAGTCGTCGGCGATCCTTAGACCGCAGGTTGAACAGCTCGGAGGCGGCTTCCTCGGCTTCAGAAGGCGACAGCGCCACTTGCCTGCACCTCCTTTACCACTCGTACCCCGACACGTCCTGGATTCCGCTTGACTTGCCTACGTTGTCCACTTCCGCGACCACGTAGCGCATGGCGTCGCATCCGTGGTCGTCCTCTTTGACGGGGTGTTCTTTGTTGCCCTTGGCGTCCGCCCAGACGTACCCCGGAATTTCCTCTTCGGTGCACGTGGGCTTTTTGGCGTCGGCTAGTGCTGCGTCTCGTCGAACCACTGCATTTCGGCAAACATAAATCCGGGCGTACCCGTCCTCTGCTGGCTTGATTCGAGACTGCACCGCTTGCAGACCATCGCTAACGGTCTTGCGCGCTGCGGTGGTCTTCATCCCCAAATAACGTTCAAGGGTGGCTCGATCTTCGGCGTCGTGGTCGCATACGATCTCGCGGGGTCGAGGTTCCAGCCACTCGCCGTTCTTTCCGGTCACTTGCTCCAGCGCGTTTTTGGCGTGATCTTCGACCAGCCCACGTGTCTGGTAGATCTCCCGATACAGGTACAACCGACCGTCCGGGTCACGGGCCCACATCTGTAGCACAAACGGGTTGGTAAAACCAAAGTCCACGGACCACCAACGATCCCACGACAAAGGTACCTGGAATCGGTCAATGACGTGGACTGCCGGATCGAAGTCTTCGTAGATCAAGCCTTCAGCAGCGACCCATAGACCCTTGCGCAACCGCAGGTACCGGACGCCGGTAAGTTTCTCCAGCTTTAGCAGGTATTCTCGGCCTGCGTCGGTCATCCGGCCGTCTGGTTTGAACAGCGTCGGGTTGTCCTCGTGCCTGGACTCGAACAGCTTGGTGTCGCCTCGATCACACCGTTGTTTGAGCCAGTGAGTAGGCATCGACGGGTTGGTGTCGGCCATAAGTTGCTGGAAGCTGATCCGACCGTTACGCAGGCGGGTGGTGATCGACTCCCAGTCGTTCTCAGTCAGCTCGATGGCTTCCTGAGCATAGGCCACGTCGTATTCGGACGACATGATCTTGGTGGCCTTGTCCATGCCACCAATGGCGATCGATGACTCATTGGCGTACTGGTACTGCGGAGGCTGCTCGGCGCTGCCGCCGTAAAACCAAACCAAGCCCGCGTCTATCGCCTCTTTGACGACGTGTTCTCGCCAGGTCACCAGCGCCGTTGAGCCCAACGATTCTCGAGTCTTGCGCACGATCAAGCCGCGCATGCCCGGATTGGACAAGGCCAGCAGATGCAGTTTTTCGAGGCACGCCCGACTTTTACCTGTTCCCGCCGGTCCGCCCAGCAACACCTCGGACGACCGACAGTGAAACAAATCCAGAGCAGCGCCGTAAGGATGGTACGTATGGTTAAGGGTCGAGGTCATCGAAGCTTGGACATGTCCACACCCACGACCTCGTACTTGACCCCGCCAGACACCTGAGTCTTGGTCGCGGCGTCCAGACCAAGAAGCTTGGCTCGACGTTCCTGGATCTTCAGCAGCCGATCAATCGAGGACAGGATCGGGCCGGTGTCTTCGACCGGCGTTTCTCCGTGGTAGATGATCTTGCCGTGAGAGATGGTCAGGTGCTGACGTTCCAGAACCTTGTGCACGACCTCGTACATCCGATCGAGCCGCTCAAGCTCCATGGCTCGAAGTTCCTCGGCAGGCTCTTGGATGATTCGCTTGATGGTCCGCTGAACACCTCGGTAGGCGTGGCTCTCGTCGGAGTATCCCAGGGCGTCAGCGATGTCCGCGAACGTGGTTCCCTTGGATCGCATCCGGCAGGCTTCAGCGTCACGCTCTGCGGCGTCCATCGTGTAAATAAACCGGCCGGAGCCGTCGCGCGGGTTGGTCTCGGCAGGATTGCTCATGCCGCCACCCCCTGTTGAGTCTTGACCGGCGGTGCCGTTCCGGGACCGTCTGCGGTCTTAGCGTTCAGATCTCGCAAGTTGTATCGAGTTCGGCTGCGGATGGTTGTCTTTTCGACTCGACCCTCTGAAGCCCATCGCCAGATGGTCCCCTTGGGTCGTCCTGTCCACGACACAGCCTCGTCGATACTAATCCAGATCGGGTTCATTTCGCTCCCAGTCCGGGCATGCGCAGGGGCCGACCTGTATCGGTCGGCCCCTCGCACCGCTGTTCCATCTGACACCTAGTATACTTCGTCCCTGGCCCGGTGTCAAGTGGGCCGTCAACGCCGGTTAGCAGGTAGCCCAGAGCGTACCACCCGAAGACCCCACACGATCACGATGGCGGCCACCACAAACACGACTGCTACGGCCACGATCATCATCGCTGACACGGCCACCAACGGCACTATGACCGGAATCAGGATCAGCCCGCACACGGTGACCATGGCCAGCAGCAGACACACCGGAATGACTTGATCGAGCAGCACCGAACCGCGCCGATTGGGGCTGGCGCTCTGCTCTGCACTAACCCTGGCCTCATACCATCCGGGACATTTCGGGCATACGCAGGTTGACGCGTGCCCGGTGATCGGGTTCACTTTCCCGGCCGTTCGTACCGCCGGAGCGCGCGTTGACTGCTGTTCTCTCCACTGAAGGAACATCTCGAAGTCGTCGCGCACGTTGTCAAGCTCCTGTTGGTTCAAGAAAAACACCTCCTCTCGGCTTCTATTGTATCATGCGCCTTGTCAAACAGTCAAGTGGCCCCCAACCTCAACGGTTGGGGGCCACTTGTCGAGCTGAGATCAGAGCCGCACCACGCGGTAGAGCGCTTCGGTCTCGATCCCCTTCACGATGACGTCGCCGTTCTGCGTGGAGCCGATTCGCTCGAACAGATCATCGGTCTTGGCCGACGTCGGCTTGCTGACCTTGGGTCGCACGTCGTCCGTCTCGTACCTCCACGCCTGACCGCGCAGCACCACCGTGATGGGCAGTTCCTGACGCTTGATCAGACCGTTGACGGCAGCCTGAACCTGACCCCTGGTCAGGTCGGTTGCTCGGCTGATCTCCTCACACGTGACGTCCGACCCACGCTTCCGGTTCAGGACGTCCAGCACTTTGCCGCCTACCCTGGCGCTTCCCATGTTTGCTCCTCGTCTGTGGACTTGCTTACAGCTCAAGTCTATCATGCTCATTGCGTCGTGCGCAAGTTGTCGTTTTGCCTGCGTTTATCAGGCGTTTATCTCGATCCGAGGCATTGACGACCACGTGAAATTGACCACCGCCACCTGCCCGGGGTCAACATCCAGCTGGTTGACGATCCAGTCGAAGCACGAAGTCTGCACGCTCTCGTCGGTGAACGTACCATCGGTCACATACGCCGAGTTGTTCACATGGTACAGACTAAGCTCCCCGTATTCGTTATTGACACTGACTTCCGCGTGCCAGATGAACTCGACGGACATGGGCTTGTTCCTTCCTGGAGTTTGCCGGGGTGCGGCAACCGGCCGCACCCCGGTCGGTGTGTCAGTGTTCGCCGATCTCTTCGCCGCAACGGCCGCAGCTGTAGTTGTCCGATCCGTTATTCCACCGGGGCCGGTGCTCAGAGTAGACACCGGGGGACCTGTAATCGTCGGCGGGACGGCAGACCGGCTTCTCGGGCTCCAGGTCGTAGTCCATGACCTCGCGACCAAGGTGGGTGACGTGCCTGCCGCCTGCTTCGACCAGCCCGCGCCGCTGCATCGCCACAACAGTTCCGGTGTGACCACCGACGATACCGTCGTACTGGGTGAGCGCGTGCGCCAGCGCGCGCATCATGGGGTCGGTGACCTTGTGCTTGCGCTGCAACCGCTGCGCCGGAGTCAGGTCATCCTCGCGGGTAGCCGGGAATTCAGTTCGCTCAACCTGCGCGCCCTTGCGGCGGCTGAGAGTGCGCTGCCGGAACTTCTCCTGGTCCCTGCTGATGCCCTCCGCCACCCCCGCCGAGATCTTGTCTCCGCCCACGCTCTGCGCGGCGTCGATGCTGTGTTCCCACCCGCCGAACATCGGCCCGTGTCCCCAAGCCTTGATCAGGAAGCCCTTGGCCTTGGCGTCGTGACCCGGCAGGAACTTCCGGCCCTTCGACGGCTTGCGGCTGAAGTCGCAGCCGGTGGTGAAAACGCGACCCTCGCGGCGGTACCCAAGCTGAGCGCACGCGCAAGGGGTGGCGGGGGCGAGATCCGAAACCGCCGCGTCGGTCCAGCCGGTCGGCAGCAGGTGCACGAAATCGGGGAGCAGCTCCACGCTGACGACCTCACCGCTAGGCGTGACGGCCGGTGCGGTGCGAATCCACCCGTACACCTGCTGGCCGTCTACCTGAAGACTGACGATCTGGCCCTTTTCCATCTCAAGCTCCTCGACTTGGGGGCGGCCTTCCCGCCCTGTCTAATTCTATTAAATCACATTCTTGCGGTTTGCGCAAGTAGATCTGCGTGGTCTTCGTTACACGCACACGCCGATGCCCCCCGGCGAAAACCGGAGGGCATCGGGTTGAGTCTAATCAGGAGCTGTTGCGCTCGCTTTCGGCCTGGGCGTGAAAAGCCCACATGATGCGAACAAGATCGGTCTGCGGGTCGACGGGGTCGTCGTCCGTCCCGTCCGTCGCGATCTTGACCCGGGCGCGCTCCTCGCCTGCTGAGTTCTCGGCCAGCAGCGACCCATACCCGTCGGCGACCACGGTGACGACATGAAACCCGCCGTTGCCCGTGTTGATCGTCATGGGCTCGACCTTTACATCGACCTCGGTCCGACCCGGGTTGCCGTATCCGCGCCCGTTGATAGCCTCGTGGAGAAGCTCGGCCAAGATCTGCTGCGGGGTCAGCCCCCGGTCTTCGGCGACCTGCTTGATAACCTGGGCCGTCTGGCCGGTAACCTGGCCGTCGAAGTTGATGGGCTGCGTCCACTTGGGCGTTGCGACCATTTCGTGTCCTCCCGGTCCGGGGCGGCCAACCCACCCCGTCTACGACAATTTTACCACATCGCTTGTCGGTTGCGCAAGTAACCGGGGCGGCAGCCGACGCCACCGCCCCGGGGGGATCACCGCTGCGAGGTCGGCACCCACGACGCGACGTGGCCGATACCGACCAGGTCGTTAGCAACCCGACGCCACATGTCGTCGTACCATTGGCACGAAACCGACAGAACCCTACCCGACCTAATGTCGCGCTGAACCCCAATCACGACGCCAACCCATCCCCGGTACCGGGCGCAGCAGTAGCAGAACTTAGCGTCGGTCGGAACGGTCACCAGAGAGCCGATGGCCGGAGCGGGGAGGTAAGGAGGAAGCGACATCGCCAAAATCCCGTCGTCGTCGCGGGGGCTGATCCCCTGCGTTCTGGTTCTATTTTAACATACGTCTTGCGGTTGACGCAAGTTCGCTGGTGAGAGCTTTCGTGGGGTCTTCCGTGGCCTCTCGCTGGCGTGGTGGTATTGCCAGCCCCCGGGCGCGCCGGAGCCCCCGGGTGGCATCCCGGGGGCTCACGACGGGGGAGGTCTCAGATCTCGCGGACCACGACGAACTTGCCGGAAACGGCCTCCTTGCGGGTGTGGCCGTCCTTGGCCAGGTAGTACAGGGTGCCATTGTCGGCGACAACGCCCTTGTACTCCCAGCGCCCGACCTTGGCGATGACCTCCGGCTTGCCGGTCAGGTCCACCGTGTTGGTGTCCGAGTCGTCCCACTCGGGCTCCGGTCGGCTGGCGCGCTCGGCCTCGGCGTGCGCGGCTTCCTCAGCGGCGACGATCTCGGCCAGGCCCTTCGCTTCACGTGCCTTGCGTGCCGCGTTCCCGTCGTGCGTGGTGTCTTCGTCAGCGGTGATGACACCAGCCGCCTTGGCCAGATTACGCTCGGCACTCGCGGTCTTCTTGGCGGCACGGGCCGCGTTGCGAGTTGCCTTGGCCTTCGCCTTCTCCGTGGCCTTAGCGATGCCCGCCGACACCATGTGACCGAACCCGTACTTGTTGGCCCAGTCCTGCGCGTCGGAAGAAACCCGCATGCCACCTTCCATCCGGGCGACCTCCAGACCCTGCGAACCCCACTTGATGAGGTGGCTCTTCAGCCGGGCGTCATGACCCGGAGCGAAGGTGCGGCCGGTCTCGGCCTGGCAGCCGGTGTCGAAGGTCTCGTAGTCGCCGCTCTCCAGGTTGGCTTCGGTGAGCTGCCCGCTGTCCACGGCGTCGAACTTGCTGCACTCGCACGGGGTCTTGTCGGTGTTCGCCATTTTCAGTCTCCTCGTTGTCTGCGGCCCAGGGGCTCTGCCCCCGACCTGGTAAAACCATTTCATCATGCGCCTTGCCAAACGCGCAAGTCCCAAAGTGCGCATTGCCGTGTGGTGTATGTCACACGCCCGTCGCGGTGTTCCGGACCATGGCGCGGCGAACCGCTCCCGTGTCGTCGTACCTGACCCACAGACGGCCGACCCACGCACCGCCCTGCCGCTTCCGTCCAACGCGCACGACCTTGCCCGACCGGCCGACGACGCTAACTCGCTGATTGACTCGCATGGCTGCTGCTCTCCGTTCCAGGGCGCTACCGCTCCCGGTTGTGTTATTTGGTTCGGTTCTTTTCTATTTCGCTGGGCGTTCCGTCCACGTGCCTCCGAAACACCCCACAGCAGCCGCACAGGTCCACGAAACTTCCCCGGTTCGTCAACACCTCGGCGAATGCCCACTGGTGATCGTGGGTAACTTCGTGCTCGTTGGCGAATGTCGGGTGCGTCAGCCGCTCGCGGTTTTTGATCTCCCACACGCGGTGCCACGCCTCCAGTCGACGAATCGCCCGAGCGCGGTCTTCAGGTCCGTTCGGCCCGACCATCAGCCCGTCGTTGCTGCGCTTCATGACTCCAGGTCCTTTCGTTTCCGTTGACCCCATCAAACCACACCCTTGCTCTGTGCGCAAGGGTCGGGGGCTGGCCGATCGCCAGCCCCCG